GGGGCGTAGCGCAGTCCGGTAGCGCACTAGCATGGGGTGCTAGGGGTCGAGTGTTCGAATCACTCCGTCCCGACCATATTTTTCAATGACTTAGCCCAACTTTAGCCAGTTGGGCTTTTTCATTGGTGGGGAGTTTTTCGGGACTTCATCCAGTTTTCCTTTTCAGTATTGTCAGTACCGGCCCACGTGAGTCTGTTGCTGATACCATATTTGCAGCCTCGATCAGATGCCCGAGTTCAGCGCCCGAGTAGTGACTGGTGATGCTGCCGTTCTTGTGTCCCAGTAAGGCCTTTCGGTCTTCCTGAGTGACACCAGCCGCCCGAAGGCGACGACCAAATGTGTGCTTCAAATCGTGCACCCTGATGGATGCATACCCTGGGTGAGCGGGGCGAAGGTTTTCCTCCTGCCAGAGTTTTGCCGCTCTCACCCGCGCCTTTTTCCAAGCCGAGTCGTTCATGCGATGAAGCGCGTTACCCTTGTAAGGAAATACCCAGTCCTTACTCAGGCCTCGCTGTTTGTCGATGATCGACTTGGCCACGGTGTTGAGCACCACCAATCGCTCGTCGCCGTTCTTCACGCCTGATCGCTCGTTGCGCCCGCCGAAGTCTGACGGGATCAGGAACACGCTGGTGCCAAGTTCTGGCACCGATATCTCCCAGTCCCACCTCAATTTGCAGACCTCTTGCTCGCGACATCCTGTGTTCACCTTGAACAAGGCCATTGTTTGCAGGTGAGCCGGCAACTCTCCAAAAAGTATCGACTGCTCGTCCCATGTCATGGGGTAGGGCTCGCGAACCTTTTTCTTCAAGTCCAGCTTCGCAAGCATCGGCACCGAATCAAGCCAAGGCCTGCGTTCTTCGTCCCGCCACTTCCTTGCACAAAGCGAAAGAACCCGTATTACCCGTTCGATTGAGATGTTGATCGTGCGAGGTGCCACCGGCTTTAATTGCTTCCCGCACGGCAACACCATCCCCTTCAAACGATCCTTCACGAACGGCTCAAGTGCCTGGTCATCGATGTGGGTCAATGGCAGGTCTTTGAGATAAGGGTGCAAATGCTTCAGGTGGTGCGCCGTCAGTTTGATTGACGGCTGATCCTTGCTCTCAATCAAAAACTTAGTTGCTGCTTCTTCCCAAGTTCGGGTTCGGCGCACGCCATACACCTTTTGCTGCCGAAGCTGCTCAAGGCGATGAATCAGGTACTGCTCTGCTTCTTGCCTGTCACCAGTTCCAGTGCTTTCTCGAAGTCGCTCACCTCGGAAAACCTTGTCGATTTGCCAGACTCCACCTTTCTGGTAGAGACCGGAGATCGCTTTTCTCGCCATGGTTTGCCTCCTTTGGCTTCACCCTGGCGCTCGCTGCGGGGGTGATTGTTGTCCTGATTCGCCGCCTTTTCAACCGACTTGCGCTCGACGTAGGCGTCCGCCCATTCATCAAGCTCAATCCGGTCGAAGGCCACGCCTTGTTTCCCGATCGGGAACTCTCGAACGCTTGGGCGAACTGTTTTGTTGAATTCGTCCCGGCACATGCCGAGGTAACCAGGAGCATCGCCAAACCTGATGAAGCGCGGTTGAATGCTGCTGGCCTTTGCCGCTGTGGCGTTTGCCATGAGGTGATGCTCCATGCCGCGCGTGGCGGCAGAAGGTGGTTAAAGGTTTCGAAACTCTTTTCGCTGCTCGGGGGATTGAGCGGGGTAACCGAAGTGAAATCGCCTTTTGCCCGTGTAGCCGCACTCACTGCATCCGGACGACGGGCCGCAGCTGCAGCCACCCTCACATCCGCAACTGCATCCGCTACAAGCCAGCGTCACAACGCCTTCCTCTTCGAGCTCGCCTTCATCTGTGATCCAGTACTTGCGCCGGCGATCAAGCTTGAAGCCTGCTACCGCTTCGGCCTGCTCATATGTTGCGGGCTCTACTCGAAAGCCGTGATCTGCACCTGGATCTGCGACCGATCGCATTACTTTTGGCATGCGGAACTCCTCGCCCGCTGCACACCGGCAGGCTGTTGAGTTAGGGGAGGGGTTACTGCTGGGCGCGGCGTTGGAAGTCAGTGCAGCGCACGATCACCGTCTGCCCGTCGTTCGAAAGCGGAGGCATGGTGCTGAAGGGAAGGTGGCTGCAATCGCGGTGGGCGTGGGTGCAGGTGGTGCACATGCCTCCTTTAGGTTGGTGTGTCATCGCCACGGCCCCTTGTAGATGAGGTAGGCCATGTAGAGCGGGGCGAAGATCATGGCGCCACCTCGCGGCGCGCCCACCAGCAGACCGGGCCATCGTCGGTGTCGTGAATCGCCAGGCAGAACCAGCCTTCGCCATCAGGACGCTCAGGCTCCCAGTAACTGAAGTCCGGGTCGCCGGCTTCGAAGTAGCGATCGGCAACTGCCTCTTCGGCGTATTCGAGGCACACCTGGGTAACGGTCAAACCCTGCTCCACTACCCAGGCCTTGCACTTGTCGCCGTCACCCTCGTCGAAGTCGGGCATATCCGGATGTTGGAACGAGCCCATTTCGTCGCGCGCGACTGGTGCTGACTGGATCAGTTTGATTTCTTCAGGCATGACTTCGTCCTTGCCGCTATAGCGGCCGATTACAGATGGTAAGGAGTGTGTTGCTGCAGGTTGTTGAAGCTGAAGGGAGGGCCGGTATATCAAAAATATTGATGGCACCTGTTTTTCTTTGCAGGAGTGCCGTTAGGCTTTAAAGTCTCTATGGTTTTATGGTGTTTCCCAGAAAAGGGAAGGCCAGTATCGTCTTGTAAATGTATCTCAAAGGAGGGATTTTTTATGGATTTCGAGTTGGCAAGACCTTTCTCAGATGGAGTTAGTGGTGGAGTTTCTGCATTTGAGGTCACCCCAATGCCAGAAATGAAGTTTGCCTACTTTAAGGATAAAGAGCTAACTCTAGACGGCTGGCGTTTAATCGGCTGCCGGTTTGAGAACTGTACATTAAATGTTTCTTCTACATACTTTTCTATCGAGAGATGTTTTGTTGATGAGGATACAGTCGTAATGTGGGAGGGAGATGCGATCAAGTTGATTCAGTTGTTTAATATGCGCAATGATGAGATTCGAGCAGCATCGCCTGAGTTCGCCGCTACCAAAAATCGTGATGGCAGTTTTACTCTCGGAGTTTGATACGGAGGCGAAAGTAACAGGGACGGTTGATGCTAATCTAGCACTGCTTCCCCGGAGAAGTCAGATACAAGTTTTTGTTTACGGCGCTGCTGCAATAGTATTTGCGTTGATTGGGTGTGTTTTTTTGTGGTATGAAAAAGATACTTGGTGGGTTCCTTTTGCAGTCTTTCTGGTGTTTCTGGCCGCTGGTATGGTGTGTTTCTTCGCTTCATATCAAAGCTCAGAAATGCACAATGCGACGCCTACTGAGGTAACTATTTCCAATCAGCAGGTGAAGGTCGTTGCAGATCCACGGCTGCCGGGGCACAAAGATTTGTTCAGGAGCTTCGCAACTGTTTTTACAGCCCTTTCCAATCAAAAACCTTTACCGGCTGCGGACGCTTTAGTTGATGAGAAAGGAGAGGTAATCTCCGGAAGTGAGGTTGAGGCCATTGCAGCAGTAGACTTGGCGAATAAAAAAGCGAATCAGCTCATTACAGAAACGCTGTCGGCTTTTTCTGACTCCCGAAATGAAACTGACAAGTTGGTCGGAAGACAGACTATAAGTTCGCCAGTATCTCAGGTTGGTAATAACAGAGTTTGAGAGGCCCTAGCTGCTTGGTGCAAAGCGGGGTAATTTACATCTTAAGGTCTTAGGTGGAATTACCGTGTTGATTGTATGATTTTCAATCAAGCAGCTACTAAGTTTTGAGAACTAATATTCCAAGGGTCGTTAGCTCTCGCCAGCGCGGCCATCGGTGGCGGGCTAACGCTATTCCCGCACATGTGCACCTGCTGGGTCTTGGTGAATGGCTTGCCGTCGGCGCCGTGGCTGATGATGTAGTCGGCGGGGAAGCCTTGAGCCTTGTACAGCTCGGCCGGTTGCAGCATCCGCAGGCAGATGTCGACGATCACGTAGGGTGTTCCCTTGATCGTGAAGGTGATCAGGCCCAGCTGATCCTTGGTGGTGATGATTGGCGCTGGCGCGTCGGCGGCGCTCATGTTCTCGGTGCCGCCTTCCGTGATCAGATGCGACAGTAAGATGGATCTTTTTTATTGGAAAAATGGCATTCAGGCTATATATTATCTCGCAAAATTCAGGGATCGAAATAGATGCAAAATTTTCTGATAATCATACTGTTGGCTGCGCTTTTAGGCGTGACTGCCATATCTGGATATCTTTGCCTTTTATTAAGAAGTCCAGAAAAATCTGAAGAAATAAAGCCGTTAAATACGTTTGTGTTGGGCGTTGTAGTTGTATTGTTTGTTGTGACGGTGGTTGCGACTTATTTCTACTCTGTAAGTGACGAATTTTCAATTTCAAACAATTTAGGGCAGGTTGGAGATTTTATAGGCGGCCTTACAAATCCGCTATTAAGTTTTTTGGCATTGCTGGTATTGCTTAGGACGACTTTAATTCAAACAGATGAGGCGCGTAAAACAACATCTTTTATGGGTAAGCAGCACGACATTCTCGAAAGAGAAAAATTCGAAGGCACGTTCTTTCAGCTGCTTGATCGGTTGGAGAGTTACTGTGAGCGACATTTGAGGGTTAATAAGCCAGGGTCGAATCAGACTGTGGCGAGCGTTCTGTCGTCTTCTATTTATTCGAAAAGGGCGAATTTTGATAAGTTGCCAGCTAAAGCCCAATTGAAGGCAGTGAAAGCTCATATTAAATTGGTGGCTCAGGGTGATATGTGTTATGGGTTTTATGCACGGGCTGCGCGCGTTATAAGGTTTATCAATAATTCAAATTTACCAATAACTTGGCGTAAATCCTACGCTGCGCTATTGAAGGATTCGATGTATCCTTCGGAAAGAGTGATGTTCGTAAATTACGCATTCTCTAACAAGAAAACATGGCGTGGTCTTATAAAGACTTGGGGGGTTTCTGGAATTGTTTCTAGATGCTACGCATCAAAAATCGTTGAGGATTATTATGGAAAGTAATGGTGCTTAATTTAAGATGGTTTCAATATCTGGGCTAATCAAGGTTGAAGTCGATTCCGGTTTTTGGACACTGGTTGAGCTGTCGCAACTGCTTTTCTGTGATTCCGAATTCAAGTAGCGGCATATTGGCGAAGCGAGCTGTCTTTTCGGCTGTCGCCGCTGCCAAGTTGGTGATGAGCGTCGAGGCCGTCTCCTACCATTCCTCGGAGCAGTGGCGCTCGCCGATAACCAGCATGGCGTTATCGAGTGAGTTTGACACAATTATCGAACGCTTCTCGGCGCCTATCCGCTTGAGCAGGGCCTTCTCCTTGGGGCGCTTGTCCTTCTGCAATTGCGCATTGCTCTCGGCCATGGCCTACCTCTTTAATTCCGCTGGCCGGCTCGTTACAAGGTGGTGTATCTATGACTCAACTCACACTGGCAGGAGACCGACATGAGGTTGCAGAGCGATGTAGATGCGCTAGCGGCTATCGAAGAGGACGCCAAGGTAATGCTGAAACGGATAGGGCTGCCCGACGACGCGGTGAAGCTTGAGGTGGTCGTGTTCCTTCGGGAGGTGATCGACCTGGCCAGCTACATGGAGTCGAAGCATCGGCTGGTTGAAGCGCCGGGTTTCGTCTGAGCTGGCGCATTGCCCGCCGTTGCGGTATTTGTGTTCGGCCCGGCATGGAGCCGGATCAAGGAGATTCAAATGGCGGATTCGCCGTGGGATATGTTATCAGCTCTCGGTACGCTAGCCGCCGTTGCCGTAGCCTTGGCAGTCTCTGGGCATACATCTTGGGTGATCCGGAGGGCCGATAAGGATCGTTCAGAATTGGTCGCGGCAAGAATGCTTAGTCCAATTATGGAGCTCGAAAGAAGAGCTTCTTACCTATTTTCGTGGTTTTGTTTCAATGATCAAGAGCCAGATGATGGGTACGTTAATATTCTCCGGGCCATCCAAGAACTAGATGTAATGGCTGGAGCCATTTCCATTGATGATCTCTACCCGCTGCTTCAGTTGAAAAGCCATGCTGCCAAGAGAACAGCAAGGGCATTGGGGCTAATCCAAAGCTTTTCCGCTGACGCCGGTGCAATAATTTTGCACCACAGTTGGAGCGATGTTTCACGACACAAAACTCACTATAAGCAGTGGGTTGCAATGCTTTCTGAGATCAAAGATCACCTCTCAATCGCCCTATTGGCCTGTGAGGCTGCGGCCTCTACTGGCGCACCGCGGCCAACTGCTGAAGAAATACAGCGGTAACAATCGCTTCCATCAGTAGTCGGTGGTGGCAATTTGGTTTTGGTTGGAGTATATGGGGTGACCGGCATAGAGTCGGAAAAAGGAGAGGCACTGTGGATTTATTCAGCCCGCAGGTGAGTGAGGATCGACTTCATCAACATTTTCGGCGGATTAGCCAGAACTTACCCAGTAACGTGTATTGTCGAAAAGTTGTAGAAAAATGGGTTGAAGGCTTTCCCGATAGGGATGGGAAATTTGTAAAAGAATTTCAAACCACATTTAACTCAAGCTTTTGGGAAATATATTTGCACGCAGCACTTCGTGAATTGAGTGCTACGTTTGACTGGAATTATCACGCTCCGGACTTTGTCGTTTCGATCAAAGGCATTGAGTTTTTGATAGAAGCCACAACTGCAAATGCAGCTCAGGATGGAAATCCGGAGTGGAGTAAATCCCTCACGCCGCCTCAGCCTGGAGAAATAAAATTCAATGAACTAAATCGAGTGTCTATCATTCGTTTGGCAAATGCTTTTATGAATAAATCAAGTCACTATCTGCAAAAATACTCTAAATTAGAGCATGTGAGTGATAAGCCTTTCGTAATTGCTATAGCTCCGTTTGAACAACCTTGGTTTAATCTCCAAGTTTTTCGCGCAATCGAAGCTCTTCTTTTCGATTATTATGTTGATGAAGATGAATACCTTGCTAATCCAGAGCAATTCCCAAACGGGCCAGAGGGCCGTAGTTTAGGAAGTGTCACAAAGGATAATGGCTCTGAGATTGAATTGGGTTTTTTTGACTGTGACAGATTCAGTCATGTAAGCGCGGTTGTGTTTAGCAGTACTGCTACATGGGGCAAAGTCGAAGCGTTATCCGGGAATCCATTATCTGTGATAGCTACTCACTGGGAAACTCCGGACGGCATAAAGCGGATCGTCACTAAAGGCGGGGAAATAGGCGAAACGGTGACAGATGGGCTTCGTGTATACCATAATCCTTTTGCCAAACATCCACTTTCACTAGAGGCTTTCCGAAGTGATCGTCTGGTGCAAATTTGGGCCGATCCGAAAAGCCGGGAGATGACGTTTGAGAATGCGGAAAATGCTCTTCATCTTCGACAGGCGATGATTGTGAATCCAACAGACGACTTCAAAGAAAAATCTGTATAAGAGTAAATCTGGCTATGGGTGAATAACCTCATCACCTGGATCCCGCTGCAATTCCGCAAGGCTCTCATTACGAAATATCCGCGCCACGTTTTCGCTAATCTGCACTTTGTGGCGCGGACTTCCGATGGCCTGATAAGAAAGCATCGCCCCGAGCGAATGAGCGTTCAGGATCAGGTTCTGGATCGCCTCGCTGATTTCCTCAATGTCGTTCCAGGCCATGAGCTCCTCAAGTTTCTGCCGGGTCCCGAGCCGTAAACGGTGTCGCAATTCCTTCTCGTCGTACTCGATCCGCTTCTCGGCGGCCTTCGCCGATCGTTCTTGTCCAGTCTTGGCCATGGCCAACCTCTTCAGTTCCGCTGGCCGGCAAGTCCAGCCAGGTCTGTCGTTTGCGTTGTTGGATTCGAACTATGCGGCGCATGAAGTACAGCCACGCCGCGCTTTCGGATATTCGATGCCGTGATCTGCAATGATTCGCTCGAACGTTTTATTTGCGATAGCGAGACGGCCGCACGCCTGCCTCCGAGTGATGCCCAGCTCAAGGAAGGCGCGAATCCGTTCGGCGATCTTTGCGTCGCGGGCCTCCAGATCCTGTTCGCGATCTTTGCCGGTTAAGCGGCCGCGAGCTGCGCCCTTGAACGCCAGGTGGTGAGCCTGAGCGATGTTGTAAAGAGTGCGGCGGCTGATGCCCAAAGCCTCAACAACTTCTGCCTGCGTGTGCGTCGGTGCCATTTCGCGAATCCGTTCGAGCTGCTTCACGCGCTCCTGATGGCGGATGTCTTGAGCGGACAACGGTTGAGGCGGAGCAGGCGGGCGCCGCCGAACAAATGGCTTTGGCGCCGGCGGCATCTGGTTGCTGTAACCGATCGGCTTTGGCTTGTACCCGATTGGTTCGGCTTCTTCGATCTTTCCGCCTGCGGCCAGGTATTGGTCGACCTGCGCCGCCAGTTCATTGGATTTTGGCCGAAGGGCTTCGACCAAACTGAGGTGGTTGCTGATCATGCTGGCCTCACTTAATCCGGATCGAACTGTCGCCGCGCTCCAAATGCGCGTAGGCAGGTTCTTCGAGCAGTTCGTGTTCTGCGTCTTCGCCGGCGTCCATGCGCTTGCGCACGGCTTCGTTGTGGTCGCGAATTTCCTTGAGCTTTGCGGCGATCGCGTTCTTGTCCGGCGTGATGCTGGTGCTCACCGACGTGAGTTCGTCAGGTACCGCGTCTTCGTTGTCCACGATGACCTTCTCTTTGCCTAAGGCTAAGGTGATGGTGAACAGCGGTCGCTTGATCGACTTGAGGTTGGCGGCTTCCATGTTTCGGCGAAGATAATCACTGATCTGGGCAACGCTGTTCGATTTGATGCGCTTGAGCTCTTTCAGGCGCTCAATTTCCGTGTCGATTGCCGTCACGTCGCTTTCAATGTTACGGCGCAGCATGACGATGTTGTCAGCCTTAACCGCGAACTCGCCTTGGATCTCGTCCATTGCGTGCTGCAGGGCCTCTTTCAGGCCCTCGTCGTCGGTGTCTGCCATTCCCTGAAGTTCGGCAAGCTTGCCGGTCAGTGCGTAGAGCTGTGTCATGCTGCATTCTCCTTGCGGGGCTCAATAGCCGCTTTGCGTTCTTCAAAGGCGCGAGTGATTCGCGCGATGAACGTCGGCTCGTTGCGGCGGGTCGCCTCGCGGATGTATTTGACGTTCAGCATTTTCAGCTCATGGCTGGTCACGGCCTTGCCCATCGTCTCTACGGCCGAGTTGAGCCATTCGAGCCGCTCCTGCTTCTGGCGCAGGATCTCAGCGTCCTTATCTGCCGCCTGATCAATCGCCTGTTCTTCCTTGAGCTGGGCGACGTAGGTTTGGTCATCGAACATGCCGAGAAACACGTCGGCACTGAAGCCGAGCATCGATAACGACTTCTTGATTGCGTCCGTCAGCGACTTCTTCGGCGCTTCGCCGTCGGTAGTAGTGCCGTACTTCGATTTGTAGAGGTAGCGTGTGCAGCCGTACTGCTCAATTTCACCGCGCTTCCCATCCAGCTCGAACCAGAAACGAATCTTGATGGTGTGGTTCAACTCGCGGCCCAGCACCAGGCGCTTGTCTCCTTCGCCGCTGACCATTTCGGAGCCCTCATCGAAGCGCTCTTCAACGATCGACCAACCGAAGCCAATGCCGACCGGGCCGAAAACCTCAGTCGCTTTCATGATCATCGCGGTGCCGTTCAGGCTCGTGATCCTCTGCCCGCCAACCTCTGCGGCTTTGGTGTAACGGGTATCGGTCGTGCTGACCTTGTCCCAGATCTGCATGTTCGTAGACACGGGGAATCCTTGCCGCGACGTGCGCAGCGCTTGAAGTTGAATGTCAGGAGGTGATGCGGTAGGCGAGGGCGCTGAGCAGCATCAGGAAGGTGTAAAGCGCGATGACTCGAAACGAGCCTCGCCGAATCAGGGTACGGCGCGCCCGCTGAAGACTGGTCATCGGAACACGTGGTAGGTGGTGGAGCGTGGCACTTGGCAAGCGCCCGAGCCGTCGCGAACCACCCCGTAGGCGCCTGCACCGGCAACCACAATCACAACGAGAATCCAGTAGACGAGATTCATTGGCGTGGCCTCACAGCGATGCGTCCGCCTTTCATCGTCACCGAAAGACGCTGCGGGAGGCTGTCGACCAGATCCTCGCGCTTGCGGCCGATCACCTCGTTGAAGGGCAGGCCGAAGCCGAGGATCGCAATACGGCGCTCGATGTCGTCGAGTTGCTCATCGACCAGCGTTTTCACCGGAGGGGTTGTCATACCGATACTCCTTTCAGATGCGCATTTCGCTCGACGAACTTGGCGTCCAGCGCATCGCGATAACGGTTGGCAGTGCGGGTGTCGATGATCTGGGCAAACTCCGCCATTTCGATCATGCCCATGACGAAGGTGCGATCCGGTACCGGAGTACAGGACTTGCGCATCTTTGCGATTTCAAGGCCCAGCCGGGCCAGTGCAACCTGATTGCTCATAGCTCGTTGTCCTCGGCTTGAGCGACCAGCGCGTCGTCAACAAGGGGACGCAGTAGGCCCTCTGCGATTTCGCCGAGCTTGCCCAGTGGGTGGTCGCTGGGGCCGAGGAGTTCGGCCGCGGCGATCTTGTCAGCGTGGCCGCGCTCGGCGGCGATCAACAGGTAGCCCATCGAAGCCAAAGTGACTTCGCAGTCCGCAAGCCGCCCGTTTGCATGCTCATCAACTGCCAGAGCGAACTGGGCCAGTGTGACGCCCTGAGCCGGCCGCATGCGGCGTTGAAGCGAGACGTCGCAGCCGAACCGCACCAACTGCTCAGCGGCGTCGTACAGCCACTCAGCCCGCGCCACTTCCCGCGCGCTCTCGCTCACCATCGGAGCCAACTGCGCGTCGTGCATGGCCTGACAAATCTTCAGTGCTGCGTTCATGGTTGCCTCCAGAGCGGCGTTATTCGTTTGGCGGGGCGGGAAGAGACGCCCAATGGGTTGTCACTGGCGGTCGTACCGGATGGCCGACACAATCAGCGTGCTGACACCACTCCTCGACGTCGTACCAACAACCTTCGGTAATTGAATCGAGGTAGCAGCCGAAGCCTTCACCCCAATTGCGCCAAACCGCGACCATTTGATCCGGCATTGGCATCTGCTCATCGCAGTTGATCCAGCCGCTCATGCTGCCTCCGGCCAGTGGCGCTCAATGCTCTCTTGGACGTACGGCGATAGGCGCGCATATCCGTTTACCGATCCGCACCCCGGCATGGTTCCTTCCAGCTCGACGCAGGCGCGGATGTCGCAGCGCCGTGAGCAAACCCAGCCGCCGTAATGACAGCGGTGGACTTCACCTTTCGGATCGGGGTGATAGGCGAGGCCGCCCTTCCAAGAAGGCGATCCGCGCAACTTGAGGCCGCACCCTCGGCACACCGCTTGAGTTTCAGTACAGCTATGCATGGCGACCTCCAGTGTTTGGTTTATCCAACAAAACTCGATGCACTCATCCGCTCCGCTGGTTGCCGTTGGGCGCGGAGGAGAGTGCATTCGGGTGGTGTCGGCAGCGGGTGGGGTTAAAGAAATGATGTGATCAAGCCGATAGGCTTGCGTCGGCATTCAAGCCAAACATGAAAGCTGGAGTATGAAATGCCGTTGGGAAGATCGCGTATAGGCGTGTTCGTCGCACTGATTAGCTGCACTTTTGCGTCGACCGCACAAGCTGCCAGCGATCACGAGCTAGCAGTTGTGTCCGTCGCCTTCCATCAAGAATGTGGAAAGAAACACCCTGATATGGTTCTGTCTTTGGATCAATTCATATCGTTACATACGCACATGTCTGACAAGCTAGCGAATCACGTCCGAGAAGTCGCTTCACAGCCGCAGTACAAAAGCGAAGTAGAGGAGGCGGTCAAAAAAATAAACACTGAGGCTGACCAATACTTGGTGGATGCCGTGTGTGATAGCTATTACAAAGAGGTGGTCAAGCGGTAATGGCGCACGCTTGTAGCATCGGAGTGTGACCTGCCTGACATTGCTCTCACGCAGCCAGACGGTACTCAGGTCACACCCCGATGCGCTCTCATTGAGAGGGTCGGGCAGTTAACGACAGGCTGTCGTGGTGCCGGCTTCAGGCCGTCAGTTCGGCGCCAGCTTCGGCTGGCGTGCAGCCATCGGCGTAGTAGTCGAACGCATCACTGTCCTCGTCTGATCCTTCAGCGATGAATCGGCCGAGGATGGTTCCGAGCTCTCTTGTCCAGGCGCTGTAGGCCATATCGGCTGCGTCGGAGCGGCATTCATCAGCCGCCATGGTTGCCATGTTGAACATTGTGTTGCCCTCCGGTTGTAATCCCAAAGCCCGCTCAGTGAACGGGCTTCAGTGATGCTTTCCGCCGTGACCCGCTACTGGCGAAGTCACCGGCTTGAATCTCAAATTGTTTCTCCGACCGCGACTCTGTCCGCCGGAAAACTGTATTTGGCGCTTTACGCTGCACGCCCAGGTCAGTTGCCAACCCTCTGAACCGTTGAGGCCGGTTCATCGCTGCCTTCGAATCTGGGCCGGTGGTGATCCGGCAAGGTGAAACGGTGTCGCTAAAGAGCGGCGGGGCTGTTGAGGCCCTTCGCAGTGGTTGTGTGTGGCTGCGATGGATCTAATATCAACCAAAAGTTGATAGCGTGTCAACAACCAAAAGTTGATATATAAATCGTAGGCGAAAAAAAACCCGCTATGGGCGGGCTTTGATTTTTGGTGGACGTATATTCAGGCTATGCGTCAGCCAGAATTCTCTGAGCGAAGGGTAGGGCTACCTGCCGAAGGTCGCCGTTTCCATATACGACCTCAAAATCGATCTCGGCCTTCTTGGCTGCGTACTCTAGCTCCGATGTGTATGAGTCCAACTGATCCTCCTGACCTGGATTTAAGTCCTTTTTAGGAACCCAGATTCCAAGCAGTAAGTCGTCGTGATCATGGCCGATGTTGATGTCGCGCAACCTCAATAACTGGTTGATTTTTCTTTGGGCGGTCGCGCACTGATAGCTTGAGTTTTTTTGCGATGGATCGATGGTGCTGAAATTTATTGCTAGGTTGGTTCCTACATAGCTGATAACGGCTCTGCCCTTCGAACCATACAGATTGAGGGGGCAGTTGAATCGCTTAGAGTAACCTTCACGGCTTGCCTCAACTAGCTTCCGTATCTCCGCCTGAAATCTGTTTAGCGACCTCTCTGATGAATCCTCTTGTGAAGAGTCATTGGTCTTTGCACTGAAAAGAGACGTATGTGTCTTGGCCGAGCCAATGATCGCTTCAATGCTAACGTTACGAGTGCCAGTGATTCGGCCCGGGAAGACGCCACTGAATGCTGGCTGCCATCCTTCCAGCTCGCCGCCGAGAGATAGCCATGCCTGCAGATCAGTAGAGACGCTGTCGGCGATGGCATATAAATGATCACCGAATTTTCCAAAAACAGTTTTGAGTGAGTCGACGTCAAGCGTATTCACGACTCTCGGCACATCTCCTGGAATGCCAGTTGTTATCGCCACGGCCACAGTTATCCGCTCGCCTGAGTGAGTGATAGGCTCGACGTAGACTGGCATCCAGCTCGCAGGAATGAGAGGCTTTCTGGTTCTCTCGCTTATGTACGAGGCTGCGGCTGTAAATGCAGTTGCTCTATCTGTAGACGTTTGCATAGCAGTGGCACCGTGTGCTGAATTCGCTCCTTGAGAAACGCCGCAATTTGCGAGCGATCTGTCCCTTTGTCAATGCGAGAATAGTGCCCCTCTTTATCTAGCTCGTCGAGCGAGAGTTCAGCGCATGCGACAACCATTTTTTGGGCTTCCTTGAGTACGGCGCGACGCCGAGCCTCATCCCATGAATGGCTATTTGTGTCTGCGAGACTGTTCGTAACATATTGGTCAGGCACCAGATCCCAGAGATCCCAATACTCGCCAGTCAGCGCTCGACCGTGATCAATCATCCAAACACCTTTCTTCTCTGGCGAATAGATGAGATTGCCCAAATTCCTGTCTGTATTTGCGATCAGCTCGTCAAAAACAACAGTTGAGTTCATATCGAACAGCCTGGAAATGGCCAGGTTGGTCATAGCAGGTTCTGACGTAAAGGCCCGTTCAAGGCTATAGCCTCTGTCGCTCACCTGCTTGCTCGCAAAGCACAGCATGTAACCACGCTTAGCAAAAGCCGATTCGAACTGATCTGGAATTTCGTCGGTGTTGACGAGGACCAGGTAAGGTCTCGGGATATTCAAACCTAGAGCTCTGCCCACCTGAGAGGCGGCAAGCTCTGCGATGATTTTTCGAGGGTCGACCGTCAGCTTCACATATGCAGTGATGGTCCGGTCTTGATCGTCCAGCACCTGGGCTTTATAAGTCTCACTATCCCGGCCTTCAGCTTCCCGGCCTAAGAAAGTAATGACTTCAGCTTCAGGGACGGGCTGAATTGAGTTCTGGGGCGTCTTCAAAGCGCTTGGCAATCCTTTCCAGTAACACGAGATCGTCCTCGGTGAGGCGACCGTCTAGGGCTGCTCGCTCAATGCTGTCGAGCGCCTTCTTTGATCTTGGCGTAACTTTCCCCTTGAGGGCGAACAAGCTTTGCAGAACCTGCAGGTCATCAGCGGAAATGGAATCGGCGCTTAGTTCGCCCTGCCTCATTGGCTCTATTCCGTACTCCAGCCATTCGGCGCGGACCTTAAGCCAGGCCGCTACAGGGCGTAGCTTTTCAGACTCTGGCATAGCCTCAGAGTTGAGCCACTTACCAATTGCGGTAGTGGTTGCCTTTAAGCCGGCACTGGCAAGCGCTGACTGGATATCAACAGCGCGCCCCCTTTCTCTAACGCGCGCTTCGTCACACGCCTTATGAAGGCGTTTTGAGAATTCTTTCCTGACGTTTTCTTTGGCAACCATAGGTTGATGCTCGCACACGCTTGCATCAACAGTCAGTTGATATGTAATATCAACCGCAAGTTGATGTCGGAGTCTACCCAATGAACGCAATCTCCATCGCAATTGAATCGGCAGGCGGCCCGATTGCCGCCGCAATAGCTTGCAGCATCAGCCGTCAGTCAATTGATAAGTGGCTAGCAAAAGGCTCTCTGCCGCGTACCGAATACACCGGTGAGACGAGCTATGCAGAGAGTATTGCAGCGTTAGCAAGCGCAAACGGTAAGCCATTCGAGCCTGCGTGGCTGCTTGCCGAAGCGCACCCCAAGAAGTCCGCCGCCTAACCGCGCCTCGAACTGAGCGAGATCGTCGCCTGTTCAAAGCCCCTCAAGGCATCGCGGTTCTGCAGATTTCGACACTGATCAGCTTTCGATTCAAACGCAGGCCAAAGCCTGAGCTGAGAAGACAAGGGCAGGGTGGAAGCAAGAGCACCTGCAAAACGACAAAGGGCGGCCATCTCGCCTTGCAGTTCTGATGACTCGGTCACGGATACGTCCTTGATCAATCGATAAGCAAATGATCGCGCCGCCGGTGGCGCAATGCCACGTAACAGTTTTCGAGGTGTGACATGCAGGAGTTGATGAAAGCGATCTACGACGTGGTTGACGACCATGGCACCAAGAAAATCGCCGAAGGCGCGGACTTCAAGTCACGGACGCTTCTTTCCCAAAAGGCAAACCCGGACTACGACACCCACCGCATGAACGTGGAAGAGCTGCACCGGATCATGAAGTTCACTCAGGACTTCCGTCCGCTCCAAGCATGGGCGGAAGCGTTCGGTTTCGACCTGGTTCCAAAGGAAAAGCCGGAAGGCATCAATCTCAACTCCGCTCTTCTGCGGCTGCACGCCGATCTTGCCGACGTTACCCGCCTTGCGTTCGACGCACAGGCTGATGGGCGAGTCTGCTCGGTCGAGAAAACGAGCCTGCTTAAGGAGGCTGAGGAAGTGATCGTCAGCTTGGAAGTGTTCAAGCAGTCCGTGAAGGCAGCCTGAATTTCAGACACAAAAAAGCCGACGTACGAGGTCGGCTTTTTTAACAGCGGTAAAACAAGTGGAGCCGATTATGCACGCACAACCACAACGGGACAATATCGGAAAGGTCGCGACACGTTTTTCGAATTTTGAAAATGTGTCGCGTACCACCATGTCGTCTCGCGAAATTGCAGAACTCACGGGTAAGCGTCATCCCGATGTAAAGCGCGACATCCAAGCGATGGCCTCTGAGCTCGAAGAAGATGTGAGCGATTTTGCTCACATCTATTTGGACAGCATGAATCGTGAGCAGACTGAGTATTTGCTGGATAAAGAACTGACCGAGACACTGCTGACTGGTTACAGCGCCAAAATGAGAAGGGCGGTAGTGCGCCGCTGGACGGAACTCGAAGAGCAGATTCGCCCCCGCGTCCTAGCAACGCTTCCTGATTTCTCCAATCCTGCCGCCGCCGCTCGCGCTTGGGCTGAGCAGTTCGAACTTCAGCAGGCAGCCAATCAGGCTCTCATTGAAGCTGCGCCGAAGATTGCTTTCGTCGAAAAGTATGTCGAGTCGACCGGCCTGAAGGGTTTCCGACAGGTCGCCAAGCTGCTTAAGGCCAATGAAGCGCGTTTCCGTGAGTTCCTACTCGACAAAAAGATCATGTACCGCATGGGCGGTGAGTGGCAGGCCTACCAGCCTCACATCGACGCAGGGCGCTTTGAGGTCAAGGCCGGCACCAGCGACAGCGGTCACGCCTACAACCAATCCAAATTCACTCCCAAGGGCGTCAATTGGATTGCCGGTATGTGGGCGCAGTATCAGCTCCAGAGGGTTGAATGATGGCTCGCATCCGTACCGTCAAACCAGAGTTCTGGTCGAGCGAGCAGGTTATGTCCTGCCGCCCGATGGCTCGGCTGCTGTTCATTGGTCTGTGGAATTTCTGCGATGACGGCGGCAACCACCCCCTGGCGCCGCGCACCATTAAGGCGTTGGTGTTCCCCGGTGATGACATCACCACCGACGAGGTGAGCAATCTGCTGGGCGAGTTGGAAGGCGCTGAGCTGATTCAGAGCTATTGGGTGACGGGGAAAAACTACTTCCACGTTCGCGGCTGGAAGCATCAGAAGATCGAGAAAAAGAACTTCAAATACCCTGCGCCGCCATCTGAGTTCGACGATCAGTCGGAGAACATTCGCCAACAATTCGCCGAGGAGTCGTCGACTGATCGTCGACCGGTAGACCCCGGAAGGGAAGGGAAGGGAATAGGAGAAGATCAACACAACACTCTACACGCGGACGAGAAAAATTCGATCGACCCAAAGTCACCAACCGAGATGTCTCTCGACTGGGTGCCTGACCAGAAGCTGCTGAAGTCCTACGCGCTGCGCATGGCAATCCCTGTCGACGCTTTCACCGACGAGGCCACCGCCGCCTTTGTCTGTCATTACTCGGCCTCTGGCCGTGTAGAGACGCAGGCATCTTGGGTGAGCCTGCTGGTGAAGTGGTTGAAGCGCGACAAAGCATCGGCCAGCAATGTCCGCCAGTTCCCGCTGCGCAGACAGGCAAACGGCCCTGACTTCGACGGTCGTGACTGGGCTGAAAACATGGATGGTGTCCTGTGAGCAAGCCGAAGCCGCCACAAAGCGCGGCCCAGCTTCTGAAATCATCTGGAGCAAACATTGACGTTGTCGCTGCAATGGGCAGCCATCAGCCACCAGCTGTCCCGGTCATGCCGAAGACGTTACCGGCCGAAGCTGTCGATGTCGTGAATTCTCTGTTTCGTGAGCTGCAGGCGATCTTCCCGGCATGGAAGCAGGCCTGGCCGACTGACGACGCACTCAGCTCTGCAAAGCGCAGCTGGACGAAGGCATTCATGGTCGAAGGGATCAGCCAGCTCGAGCAGATCCGATTCGGTGTTGAGCGCTGCCGGATGCTCGGCACTGACTTCATGCCGAGTGTCGGCAAGTTCATCAAGCTGTGCCAACCGACGCCAGAAATGCTGGGCATCCCACCGCACGACAAGGCCTTTCGCGAAGCGCTGGAAAACGCCCATCCAAGCCGTTTCGGAAACCGCACTTGGTCGCATGAGGCGGTTCGTCACGCCGCGCTGCAATGCGAAATGCACAACCTCGGCGACCTTGAGCCGGACAAAGCCAGCGAGGTTTTCGACCGCGCCTACGACATCACGATTCGGCTGCTAGTGCAGGGCCTGCCTCTGGAAGACATTGCCAAAGGAATCGGGCATGACGGTCAGAAAACCGAGCTGCAGCGTGCCGAGGAGCATGGAGATCTACGCCAGGCGCGGTTGCTGGAAATTCAGCAGATCCCAACATCTGGCGCCGCAGCAAGGGCGCAACTGCTGGCCAAGCTCAGAAGGAAGAATACGGAGCAAAGGACATGACCATCGACAAACAAAAACTACGATCCCTGCTGTGGGCCGAGGCCGCGTCATTCCGGTCTGACTGCGCAGAGTGGAAGCGCAACACGGAAGCACTGCAGGACTTTCTCGGCGAGAAAACCGTGGAAGAGGTTGCGCTCGAGCTGCTGGCTGAGAACGAACGTCTTACGAAGCAGCTTGGCGAATTGATCGTGTTGCAACCGAGCAAGGTGGTGCAGCAATGAATCCCGAATACACGATCCGCGATCAGCGATCAGCGCGACGTCAACCGGTTGGCCGGCGTCCTGCACGCCATCGACCTGAGCAAGCCGAAGGTAGTTGTGATCCGCGATGAGAAGCGCCCAGACATCTGCAACCGCAAGATGTGGGCAATGCTCAAGGACGTTTCCGAACAGGTGATCTGGCACGGCAAGAAACTGACCAGTGAGGACTGGAAGTGCCTTTTCAGTGCCTCGCTGGAGAAGCAGCGCGCAGAGCCAGGCTTGGACGGTGGATTCGTCGTCATGGCGGTGTCGACGCGCAAGCAGTCGCAGAAGTGGTTCAGCGATTTGTTCGAGCTAATGCACGCCTTCGGCGCCGAGCATGACGTGCGCTGGACTGAGCAGGACAAGTGGGGAGGGCGCTATTGATGCGGACTGCCCTCAAGGATGTGAAGCAGAAAACCTGCAAGGCCTGCGGTGCGAAGTTCGCCCCGATGTTTAACACCACTCAGGCGGTCTGCAGCCCGAAATGCGCGCTGGCTCACGCGCCTGTGAACGCCGAAAAAGCCCGCAAGGCCATCGACCAGCGCGACCGGCGCGAGATCCAGGTGCGCAAGGAGAAGCTGAAGAGCAGGGCTGATCACCTTCGCGAAGCCCAGACCGCGGTGAACGAATACGTTCGGCTGCGTGATGCGCACCTGCCATGCATCAGCTGCGATTCGATGCCGAACGACAACGACCTGATGACCGGCAGCCGCTGGGACGCTGGCCATTACCGATCCGTCGGCGCCTGCCCTGAACTGCGCTTCGAGCCGCTGAACATTCACCGCCAGTGCGTGAAGTGCAACCGCAACCTGTCCGGCAACGCGGTCGAGTACCGCATCCGGTTGGTGCAGCGCATCGGTGCCGAAACAGTGATTTGGCTGGAAGGGCCTCATGAGCCCCGCAAGTACACCGTCGAAGAAATCAAAACCATCAAGGCCGTATACCGAGCCAAGACAAGAGAGCTGAAGAAAGGGGAAGCCGCATGAAGCTGATCAACGCAAGACAGGTCTGGACTGAAGCGCAGCACGAATCGAACGCGTCGATCAGCGCTGTGGCCATCGAGCGCGGGGCATCTGCGCCGGTGAATAAGGGCGCCCGGATGCGCCGGCATGAGGCTGTATTCGCCGCGCTGGGCGATGACAAAGAGGAGCGCATTGAAATCGTTCGTCAGCGGATCAGCATCAGCGAAACGCGCCGCACGCCGGTTGGTCGCTCGACTGCCCGCGCTGCGCACCTGGCTACGATCGGCAAAGTTTTGCGCGCCATCGACACGTTGCCGTTCCAGGTGCAGCAGTTCGGGCATTACCTGTACCACCCGGCGATGAACATGAAGCACCTGCTGAACGCGGTGCTGCTGATCACCGCCAAAGCGGCGCTGCCTGACCTGACTTCTGCCAAGCGCGTTAAGGCACAGTACTTGGTCACGCTGGCTCTCCAATCGTACAAGGGGGAGGTCGCCGGATCGGCAGAGTGGGGGCCTGCCCGTGTTGTTGCTGAGATGCTGACATTCTTCGGCGTCACCATCGACCCGAAGAACTGGACGCGTGACTGGCTCGACCTGTGGGAATCCCTGAAAGAAGTGATAAAAGAAGTGGATATTCAAGCTCAGCAACCCATATGGCAGGTGATCCACTCGGAAAAAGATCTAGAGGCGGCATAATCATGTTGACATGACGGGGGTTTGTGCGTACTTTTCCCATAGTGCACAAGTAACGCGAAACGCACACGAGATACTAAACCCGGCCAAGCGCCGGGTTTTTTGTATTTCGGCCAAATGCTGTTAATTTGCGTTGCTTTAGCATGGGAGGCATCAGACCTTGACTGAGTACATCGTTGAGCAATCAAAAGAAAAGCCAGAAAACTGGAATTTGATTATTGGTGAGCGCATTGAGGGGCCGTATCAGTCGCTGGAGGTGGCCAATTCTTGGGCGGTTTGGTTCGCCTTATACGATCTTGGCTTGTGGCTGCTGAATAGGAATAACGAAAGCGCCGAAGTTTTCGCAAGGAAGGTGCACGACGAATTAGCTCTATTTTTCGATTTCATTAATGCGCGCCAAGCGGATCCTATGCTCAAAATTAGCTTGACGGAGCTCTCTGCTGAAACTGCGAAGCAGCAATCAGCGCATCAGTCATATTTTGATGCAGCCGGATTCGTCATCACGTTAGTGGAGCCTGCACCTATCCCGGATACGCAGCCTGAAGAAAAAAATAAGCCTGGACCGTCCAAGGCGCGCAACACCGGCTGGAAGGCAGACTACGATTAATCAACGCTATCAAATTCGACTGAAGCTGGATCGGTGAAGTCGATGCAAAGGGGCGTCGACGCTGGGATGGTCTTTGGCCGACAGCTCGGAAAGACGAGCGCACCTATTCAGGGCTTCAGCATTCGCTGGGGCTTTTTCGTTTCTGGAGGTTGAGATGGCTGATATTGAAAATCGGCTTACGTGCCTTGAGTCTTCCGTAAACGAGATCCTCGTTGAGATTCGAGGAATCAAACTCGAGATACTGGCGGCAAAGGGTGAATCCGATGCCGCCGCGCCATTGCTTGAGCAGCGGCTTCAGAAAGTCGAATCAGCCGTTGGCCTTTTCGAACTCGGCAAGGGCGTAGGCCTTTAACTGAGCCAGTGTCAGATCGTCAGCGTTGTCTGGGATCGCGGGATGATAAGTCGTAGTGGTTCCGGCTGGCAGCATGATCGTTGCGATCAGGTTCCAGTGTGGCCATTGATTGATGTTCCCGCAGTTCAAGTGAACGAGTTTGTATTTGCTCATACCAATTCCTTTTGTGGCTTTTTCGAGAGTGGAATTTCGATACTAGCCGCAAGCCATGACCCGCATCTAGCGGGTCTTTTCGTTTTCGGCTCCCCACACCCATTGCCCCGAGCTGGGAGTGCAGCGGACGCCGGATTTATCAATCTCCCCAAGGGGGAGGCAACCCGGATGCCAAACATGCCTGACAAGCCAGACACATGGGCCAAGATCTGGCTGGCGTTGAGCAATCCGCTCTGGCAGGGCGTGATCATGTCCATCACCGTATCGTTGCTTCGAGTCATGTACGACGCGAAGGAAACCAGTAAGCGCCGCATCGTTTTCGAGGCGCTTATCTGTGGATCGCTGAGCTTGGTCGCGTCGAGCCTTATTGAGTGGATGGCCTGGCCTTCCAGTTTGTCGGTTGCTGCCGGTGGCACGATCGGCTTTCTTGGCGTGACAGCCATACGCGAACTGGTGACTCGTTTCCTCGGTCGCAAGGCGGATGCGGCATGAAAGCCTTCGCCGCTGCAATCATCATCGCCTTGGTCGCTGTCCTGCTCGTCGGGATTCAGCAGTACCGGGTGATTGCCCTGCGCGCCGACGTGAAGTTCGAAGCCGGCGAGAAGCAGAAGGCGGTCGACGCCAACGTCGAAAGCCAGGCCACCATCACCACGCTGCGGGCAGAAGCCCAGCGTAACGCTGACTACCTGAAAGACCTGAACAAGCGGTTACAGGCCAGTCAGGCCAAAGCCAGAAAGGCGGAGAAGAACTTTGAAGACCTCAAGCGCAACAGCAAGCCTGTTCGTGATTGGGCTGCTCAGCCTCTGCCTGACGGCCTGCGCGGTAAAGCCGCCAGTGGTAACAAAGACAGCGGCAGTAAGAGTCGAGCCCCCTGAACTGGTGCCGTGTGAGCGGGTAGCTGATGAAGATCTCGCCGACAACGGCCAGTTGTGGGAGCTGAAGAACCAAGCCATCAACCTGCTCGACACCTGTGCAGATCAGGTCGACGCGCAGATCAAGCGCAGTCAGAGCAAGTAGGTCGCGACACGTTTCGCGAGAGTGCAAATTGTGTCGCGACAGATCAGGGTGTAGCTGATCACGGAATGTCCCAATCAGAGCTCAGTCGAATCGATCCGGAGCCCGGTGCGAGCCTCCCGGTGCTTGTGATCCAAGTCGATGAATTCGTCAGATGCTTCGTTCTCGAGCTGAAGCCGGGCGTATCTTTCGGACTCTTGTCGGTTAAGACCGACGAATACCTCTTTGCCCTCCAAGTCAGTCGATAGCGATCCATTGATTCTGAGAAGGGTGCGGTTATAGGTTTCGCCAAGGCTCAGCTGGTTCCTGGTGGCAAGCGCCAGAGCCGCCTCAGCTGCCGACCGCTCACCGTAAACTTGCATATTGGTAGGACTTCCTTGATCGCGCAGATCAATAACGCGATAGCTTGTATTTCTAGCCTGGGCGTTTATGAATTCCATCAACTTAAAGCGCTCATCCATTGCGGTACTCCTGTTATAGGTGGCATCCACAAATACCGGCATCCAGCCATCAATACAAGCTCGGGGTGATGCGTGAGTAGACCGATGCCACCGGAGTCAATGCTCGACCTGTCCGAGCTTTCCAGCTTCGGTATCCGCCTGATCCCAGCGCCAGAAGTGTGGGAGTGGCTCCAAGCAGAAATCCTCGCTGACACCGGAAGCATCCACAACGAAGACCATGCCCATCTGATCGATGCGGACGTGAGAGTCATGTGGGCGTCTGCCGCATTCACGAAGAAGGGTCGCACGGTGGTCGGTCAAGCCGAACAGGTAGCGTTCCGCGCCGGTGGTTGGCAGAAGGCCCGGATGGAACAGCAGATGATGGATTGGTTCGGCGATGTGCCGGCCTACATCATCACATTGGCTGCCGACTACTGCGCTCAGTGTTCTGACGCAGACTTCTGTGCACTGGTCGAACATGAGCTGTATCACATCGCCCAAGCGACCGATCAGTACGGCGCACCCAAGTTCACCCAAGAAGGATTGCCCAAGCTTGAGATGCGCGGACACGACGTTGAAGAGTTCGTCGGTGTGGTGCGTCGGTATGGAGCGAGCCCTCAAGTACAGGAGCTGGTGGACGCTGCAAACAATCCTGCTGAGGTGGGGAAATTGAACATATCGAGGGCCTGCGGAACCTGTCTGCTCAAGTCGGCCTGATTCTAGACAGGCCCTAGACGGATAAAGAATTTATGGCAGCCCTGAAAAATGAGGTGAAGAGCTTCATCGTTCAGGCTTTGGCGTGCTTTGACACACCATCTCAGGTGGCTGAGACCGTCAAGAACGAATTCGGCGTGGCACTGACCCGTCAACAAGTTGAGAGTCATGATCCGACCAAGGCATGCAGCAAGGGCTTGGCGGCGAGGTGGCAGACTCTATTTCACGACACCCGCAAGCGCTTCCGCGAAGAAACAGCTGACATCCCGATTGCCAACCGAGCGTACCGGCTCCGCGCCATGAATCGATTCGTTGAGCGCGCAGAGGGGATGAAGAACATCGGCCTCGCCATGCAGATTCTTGAGCAGGCAGCGAAGGAAGTCGGCGACGTCTACGTCAATCGCAGCCGGAAGGATGAGCCTGACGATGAGCCGGTAATCCCGACGCGCATTCAGGTTGACGTAGTGGATGCGAGGAAGCCGAATGCCGAGCCTTAACGTTCCGCAGTCGCAGTTCCTCCTGTTGCCCCACAAGTTTCGCGCATTTGTTGCTGGGTTCGGTTCTGGAAAGACCTGGGTTGGATGCTCGGCGCTGAGCAAGCATTTTATGGAGTGGCCCGGCGTCAACGCGGGTTACTTCGCTCCGACATATCCGCAGATCCGCGACATCTTCTATCCGACGATGGAGGAGGTCGCCTACGAGTGGGGCCTGAAGACCAAGATCAACCAGGCGAACCATGAAGTTCACATCTACACCGGCCGGCAATATCGCGGCACTGTGATTTGTCGTTCAATGGAGAAGCCGCAGACCATTGTCGGTTTCAAGATTGGGCACGCGTTGGTGGATGAGCTGGACGTGCTGTCGTCGATCAAGGCGCAGCAGGCTTGGCGCAAGATCATCGCCCGGATGCGCTACAACTTGCCGGGGCTGAAAAACGGTGTGGACGTGACCACGACGCCGGAAGGCTTCAAGTTCGTCTTTTTGCAGTTCGTGAAGCAGTTGCGCGACAAACCGGCGCTGAAGGAAATGTATGGCCTCATCCAGGCCAGCACCTTCGACAACGAACTGAACCTACCAGATGACTACATCCCATCGCTGATGGAGTCGTATCCCGAGCAGTTGATCCGCGCCTACTTGAACGGCCAATTCGTCAACCTGACTTCCGGATCGATCTACCACGCGTACGACCGCAAGCTGAACCAGTGTTTCGACACGGTGCAGCCAGGTGAGCCTTTGTTCATCGGCATGGACTTCAACGTCGGCAAGATGGCAGCGATCACCCATGTCAAACGCGATCAAGGGCTGCCTCGCGCTGTGGATGAGTTGATGGACGGCTACGACACACCGGACATGATCCGGCGCATCAAAGAACGCTACTGGGAACACACCGGCAACGACTTCAAGAAGACTTGTGAGATTCGAATTTACCCGGATGCCTCGGGCGATTCGCGTAAGTCGGTCAATGCAAGCCTCACCGATATCGCCATGCTCAAACAGGCAGGCTTCACGGTTATCGCACCGGCGGCCAACCCGCCAGTGAAGGATCGTATCAACGCCATGAACGCGATGTTCTGCAATGCACAGGGCGAGCGACGCTACCTGGTCAACCCGTACACATGCCCGACCTACGCCGACGGCCTTGAACAGCAAATCTGGGCGCCAAATGGTGAGCCGGATAAGAGCCAAGGAAACGACCACGCCAACGACGGCGATGGTTACTTCATTCACCGCGAGTACCCGATCATCAAGCCGGTCACCGCTATCAAAATGGGATACGCCCGATGAGCAACGACGTTTCCTTCAAGCGGGCGGACTACATCGAAGCGCTGGATCGTTGGTCAACTGTTCGAGACGTCTGCGCAGGTCAACACCGCGTTGTCGACCGACTGCCGTACATCAACGCACACGACAAGTCGCCAGAGAATCAGGATCGCAACAAGGCATACCGCGAGCGCGCAGTTTTCAAAAATGCCACCGGGCATACCCGAAACGGGCTGCTCGGTCTGGCCTTTCACAAAGATCCGACGCTGACCATCGCAAAGAAGTTGGAGTATCTGCAGGATAATGCCAACGGATCCGGCGTCAGCATCTACCAGCACTCGCAAGGCACGCTTGAAAAGGTGCTAGAGGCTGGACGGCATGGTCTCTACGTCGACTATCACCAAGACAGCGGCGCCGGTGGGCACTCGGTGATCCTTTCGTACTGCGCCGAAGACATCATCAACTGGCGCACTGGAATGGTGAACGGTCACAGCGTGCTGACCTTGGTGGTGCTGCGCGAGTCACCGGAGATCGAAGACGGATTTGGCTTCAAGGTGGTTGAGCAGTATCGGGAGCTGGCGTTAGAGGATGACGGCTTTATCTGCCGTGTGTGGCGTCGATCGGGGCCGAAGGGTGGCGGGCCGCTGGCCGTTGTTGAGGAGTTCAGGCCTACAGGCACAGCAGGACGCTTGAAAGAGATCCCGTTCACCTTCGTCGGCGCACAAAACAACGACCCAAGTGTCGACGAGTCGCCGCTGTACGACATTGCGATGATCAACCTTGGTCACTACCGCAACAGCGCTGATTACGAAGACAGCGTCTTTTGGTGTGGCCAGGCCCAGCCATGGATATCGGGTCTGGATGAGCAGTGGCGCGACTGGATGGAGAAGAACGGCGTTTACGTCGGTTCCCGCGCACCGATGATGCTGCCAGCCGGTGGCCAGTTTGGGTACGCCCAACCATTACCGAACACGTTGGTGAAAGAGGCGATGGCCGACAAAAACCAGATGATGATCGAGCTGGGGGCGCGGATGGTCGTTGCATCAATGGCTACCAAAACAGCAACTGAGTCGCGCGGTGATCAGTCTGCATCAACGTCTGTACTCGCTGGATGCGTGTCCAATGTCAGCGAGGCTTACACGCGGGCGATCATGTGGTGTTGCAACTACATGGGTGTCAGCGACACGAAGGTTGCGTACCAGGTCAATCAAGAGTTCGTTGAGCTGACTGCTGATCCGCAGATGATCACGGCTTTGGTTGGCTTGTGGCAGAACGGCGGCTTCGCCAAAGCAGATCTTCGGGCGTACCTGCGTAAGTTGGGACTGATTGCACCTGAGCGCACAGATCAACAGATCGACGGCGAGTTGGCGGAGCAGGGCGACGGCCTGGGCTTGGATGACGAGGACAATCTAAATGGCGGCAAACCAAGCAATCCTTGACGCCACGATTCGGCACGCGGTCTTCCTCGAAAAGTTGAAGGCGGGGGAGGTTGGCAAGTTCGCCCCCTTTGTGAAGGAGATCGACCGCTCGATCCGTGACCGGCTTACACAATCAGATCTGACCGAATACAACGTGAAGCGGCTAGAAGCGTTACTGAAGGAAGTCGACAGCCTGTTGCTTGGAATCTTTGATCGCTACAGCGCGCAACTGAACCTAGATCTCATCGACATTGCTAACTACGAAGCGGAGTTTGAGGCGTCCAGTCTGGCTCGGTCTGCACCTGTTGGTGTCTCCTTGGATATAGTCGCGCCGACGGCAGCGGCTATCCGCTCCGCAGTGCTGACAAATCCACTCAGTGTGCGTGGTACCGGCGGTGGCAAGCTTTTGAAGTCGTTCATCAAGGGTTGGTCTAGCGCGGAGCGTGATCGTGTGACTGGCACGATTCGGCAAGGCTTCTTCGAAGGCCAAACTAACTTTCAAGTCATTCGAAATATCCGCGGCACGAAGTCTGCCGGCTACAAGGATGGCATCCTCGCTACTACCAACCGCAATGCCAGTACGGTCGTGCACACCGCGATTCAGCATGTGTCGTCTCAAGCACGTATGGAAGTGGCCAAGGCCAACACGGACATCGTGTCCGAGGTTGAGATGGTCGCCACGCTGGACAGCAAAACCAGCCAGCAATGTCGGTCGATGGATAAACGAAGATTTCCTGTCGATTCCGGGCCGCGTCCGCCGTTTCACCCAAATTGCCGCACCACATTCGTCCTCCTGACCAAGCTAAGCGAGATGTTCGCCAAGGGCGCTACTCGTGCTTCGGTGGGCGCAGATGGAGCAGGGCAGGTCAGTGCGAGCCTCGATTATTACCACTGGCTTCAGCTGCAGCCGGCGTCGTTTCAGGACGTAGCAATAGGCCCTGTGCGGGCAAAGCTCTTTCGCGAGGGCGGTATGAGCATCGAGCGCTTCGCCGAGCTGCAGCTTGATCGCAACTTTACTCCTTTGACTTTGGTGCAGATGAAAGTCCTGGAACCGCTGGCGTTCGAGCGAGCTGGAATCTGAGCTACTCACATTTTTGACGTTGTTTATCAAGGGCTTCCAGTGCGTCATAAAACGCGGCGGGCCACTTACCAAACGAGTCATCGATCGTTCCTATTGCGGCGTCTTGATCGAATTTGTGCATTGACGCTAGCGATCCGAGTCTTACCGAGTTTGAAATCATCATCGACCTCAGGCCAAGCTCTGGTGGCGCATATGCGACCATTACAATTCCTGCCTTGATTAAAGGGCCCGCATTCTTCGCAAGCTCCTGTGCCGTAGCGTTTTTAGGGAATACCGAATAATTGAGCATATCCCCCATAGCAGAGAGAAAATTCTCACCTTTTTCCCTGAGAAGCTTTTCTTGTGTATCTATTCGCTGAATGCACGCTGACCTCTCATTCTGGGATGCGGCTTGATAGCTCGTTAACCAAGTAAAAGTGCTTGTTGCGAAGACTCCAATCAAGGTGCATGCAACTGGGAAAATGATACTGAATTTGCTGTTTGCGGCTGTGTTGCTCATGGCTTCCTTTCCCGTTGTGTCGTTGTACTTTCGAATATATGACTCGAGAGTCTAATTAACTGGCCCGCATTTAGCGGGCTTTTTTATGCCTGCAAAGCGGGCGAAACATACCCAAGGGGTGTATCAACGTGGCAGAAGAAAACGAAATCGACCTGGACAATCCGGCAATTAAGGCCGCTATCGCGACTGCCGTTGAGACCTCTGTTTCTGGTCTAAAAACCAAAAACTCCGAACTGCTGGGCAAGCTGAAGGACACTGCCGGCAAGCTGACTCAGTTTGAAACCCAGTTCGAAGGTATCGACATTGACGCCGTCAAAGGCTTGCTCAGCCGGGCCGGCCAAGACGAAGAAACCAAACTGCTGACAGAGGGCAAGGTGGACGAGGTATTCAACCGCCGCACTGAACGCCTACGAGCCGACAACGACAAGCAGTTGAAGGCCGTCACCGCGCGGGCCGAGAAGGCCGAGGCATTCGCCGTGAAGTTCCAGGGCAAAGTCCTGGGTGATTCGGTACGCGGTGCAGCGCTTAAAGCCGGCGCCCTGCCGGAAGCAACCGACGACATCATCCTGCGCGCCAAAGGCGTGTTTTCGCTGAACGAAGAGGGCGAAGCGGTCGCCGTTGATGAATCCGGCCAAGTCATCCTCGGTAAAGACGGCAAGACCCCTCTGACTCCGCTCGAATGGGCGGAATCCCTGCGCGAAAGCGCACCTCATCTGTGGCCAAGGGCTTCATGTACACAAGCCCCGGGCGGGGGTGGCGGCCAGGCTGCATTCAAGCGCTCCGAAATGACTGCCGAGCAAAAGCGCGACTACCAGCGCAAACACGGCCAAACCGCATATCTGCGATTGCCCAAGTAAGGGGATCCACCCATGCCAACGACTGTTAACAGCGACCTGATCATTTACAACGATGAGGCGCAGACCGCATACCTGGAGCGTGTTCAGGACAACCTTGATGTGTTCAACGCATCGTCCAATGGCGCGATCGTTCTCGACAACGAGCTGATCGAAGGCGACTTCCGCAAGCGCTCGTTCTACAAGATCGGCGGCTCGCTGGAGCATCGCGACGTCAACTCTACCGGTAAGGTGACCGCGAAGAAGATCGGCGCCGGCGAAGCCGTTGGCGTAAAGGCGCCATGGAAGTATGGCCCGTACCAGACCACCGAAGAAGCTTTCAAGCGCCGCGGCCGCCCGGTCGACGAGTTCTCCCAAATCATCGGCGCCGACGTTGCTGACGCTACTCTGGAAGGTTTCATCCAGTACGCCACTGCTGCACTGCGCGCCTCGATCAGCTCCAACGCTGACATGGTGGTCTCTGCCAACATCGAGACCGACGGCAAGAAGACCCTGACCCGTGGCATGCGCAAGTTTGGCGACAAATTCGGTCGCATCGCGCTGTGGGTCATGCACTCCAGCGCTTACTTCGACATCGTCGACGAAGCGATCGCGAACAAGGTTTACGAAGAGGCCGGTGTTGTCATCTACGGCGGCTTGCCAGGCACTCTCGGCAAGCCGGTGCTGGTCACCGACACCGCGCCTGCGGATGTAATCTTCGGCCTGCTGCCGAACGCTGTGGTGATCACCGAATCTCAGGCACCCGGCTTCCGTTCGTATGCGGTGAACGACGAAGAGAACTTGGGCATCGGCTACCGCGCTGAAGGCACCGTCAACATCGATGTTCTCGGGTACAGCTGGAAGGAAACTGCTGGAGGTGCAAATCCTACGCTTGCCGCTGTGGGTTCGGCAGCGAACTGGGTCAAGCATTCCAACAGCAACAAGGTCACCGCCGGTGTACTCATCTCTCTGACCACTACGCCACCAGTCGGTGGCTGATACTGGCCCTGACAGCGGCCAGCGATGGCCGCTACGGAGATTTTTATGGAACTGGTTTACTCAACTCAGAACTCGGACTTCGATCCGGAAAAGCGTTACCGCAATCCAGCGCACTTTGATCGGCCAGAAGCGGGTGTGACCCATGCGATCGTGATTGGCGACTGGCCGAAGGTGGTCGGCGCCTATGAGGCGCAGGGCGTCGAAGTCTCGGTGTTGAAGCCTTTGATCCGCGAGTCGGTTAGTTCGGATCGTGCCGACACCATCACCAGCCTGGAGCAGGACAACGACATGCTCCGAGCCGAGCGTGACGGCATCCTGCGACTGATCGAAGGTGTCGAGGGGCTGTCGGAGCTGGAACACCCGGGCGCCGGCGAACTGCCGATCCGCTTGTTCGGTGTGCTGAAAGCCATTCATGAGGGTTTCGAAACTCTCACGGGCGAGCGCGACAAACTGGTGAACGAGGCCGAATCGCTCCGCGCTGAAGTTGCACGCCTCAAGGCGGCAGCGGAGCCGGTCGACAATGCCGAGAAGATCGCAAGCCTCAAAGCGCAGCTCGATTCCGCCAACGTGACGTATCGGGCGAATGCTTCGGTAGAATCGTTGGAAAAGGCAGTTGCTGATCTTCAGCAGGTGTAACAATCCGGGCGCCGACAAGGCGGTGCCCGATCCAGAACACCAGAGCGAGATGATTCATGACTCTTATCATTGAGGACGGTACCGGCAAGCCTGACGCCGAAAGCTACGCATCCGCCGAGGATCTGGCCATGTACGCCGTGAAGTTCGGCGTGGTCATCCCAGCAGATGTGCCTGCACAGGAAGCGCTTCTGCGCCGGGCCGCGCTGGCAATGGATGGCATGAAGTGGAAGGGGCGAAAGTCCAACAGCGAGCAGGCCCTTTCCTGGCCGCGCCGCAGTGTCGAACTTGATTGTGAGATCAAGCCCGACAAGTACCTGCCTGCGCGAATCCAGTACGGCCAGATGGCATTGGCTGCCGAGATCCATACCGACGACGTCGACCCGATCGAGAAGCGCAGAGGCGCGGTAACGCTTGAGCGTGTCGAGGGCGCGGTAACTCGCGAGTACTCGACGATCCCGAACACCAGCGGCCGACTGTTGCCGGCGGCCCCGGATCGCCCGAGCGCCACGCAGTTTGCTGACTATCTACAAAAACGCGGGCTGTTCGCAGTTCGTGCCTAACCTACGCTCGGCCTTTACCGAGGATGCTTCTGATGCATACGTTCGGATTTTTTGGTGAGGTGGTTTTGTTCGTTCTCGCGGGCTTAAGCATGTTCGGCTGGATGTATCTTTGGTATCTGTGTGTATTCGGCGCCGAGAAAGTCCTGGCGCGCATTTTTGGAGACCACGCTCTTTCAATTTCTGCAGTCGGGTTTCCTTTCGTTGCGTGTTTCGTTCTTGCGCTGGCTTTGAAGATATTCGGTCGGGATAACTTCGGATGGGCGTTGCTGCTTTTTGGTATTGCCCTGCCTTTCTTGGGCATTCTGTACCTACGAAATGAATCGCGAGGCAAGCGACCCTAACCTTTGGAGCCACCATGGCCTTGTACGATGAAATGGCCGTGATGGCTCTGGAGATGATCACAGAGTTCGGCCAGCCGGTGACCATCAGCAAGACGGAGCCGGGAGTTTACGACCCTGACATAGGCGGCGAGTCACCGGGTTCCACCACTGAGCAGATTGCCCAAGGCATCCTGCTCGACTTCACCGGTCAGGAGTTCCAGAACAACAGCCTCATCAAGCAGGGCGACAAGAAACTGAAGATCGCCGCGCAGGGGCTGGAGTGGGTTCCGGATCTGCTGAACAGGGTGATCATTCAGGGGCGCACCTGGTCAATTGTGCCGCCGTTGAAAGAGGTGAATCCCGCCGGGATGCCGATCCTCTATGAGTTGCAGGTGCGGTCGTGAGTCGGGCGGGCGCCCGCCAGTCCGGGAGCTTTGCCCTAAGCCTTGCCGAGTTTGCCGCGCAGACAAGTGAAGCCATCGACGCCAGTGTGCGCGAGATCATCATCGAGGTCGGCAGTAGCCTGATCCGCATGTCTCCCGTGGGTAACCCGGAGATCTGGGCGCAGAACGCTGTAGCGACTCAGTACATCAAGGCCGTCGACGACCACAACGCAGCGCTGCGTAGCGATCCGGCCAACTTGACCAAGGGCGGCAGGCTCAAGAAGGGTCGCAAGCTCAACGACGGCATGGATATCGCTGCCCCGGAAGGCTACGTCGGCGGTCGCTTCCGCGCGAACTGGCACATCTCGCTCGGCGTAGTCGAGAACGTCACCTTTGACGAGGTCGACCCGAGCGGCGCCGAAACCACTGCCGCGCTGGTCGCCGCAATGAGCGACTTCACCGCCGGCCAGATCGCCTACATCATCAACAATCTGCCTTACGCAATTCCGTTGGAGTTCGGCCATTCCACGCAGGCACCCGGCGGGATGGTTCGGGTAACCGTGGCTCGCTTCCAGCAGATCGTGCAGGAGGCCATCAGGAACAATCAGGTATGAGTCACGCGATCATCGCCTCTATCTACGAAGCAAAGCTCATCACTTGGAACAATGCGAGGCCGGAGAAGTTGAAGATCGTCTTTGAGAACATGGCGTACACGCCGGCAGCGGATGAAACCTATCTGCGAGCGTTCACGCTCCCGGGCGATACCGCGAGCAACACGCTCGGCGGCGATCACCGGCTGTTCACTGGGGTCTTCCAGGTGAGCATCATCGCGCCGGCGGGCACCGGGAAGACCAAGACGAACCCCATAGCGGAAGAGCTGATCGATCTGTTCCCGTTATACGCCAGGGACACGAAGGGCTTGGTCACCGTGGTGACGATGTCGCCAGTCGACCCAGGCCCCGGCACCACCGGCGATTCCACCTACACCTTCCCGGTCTCGTTCTTGTACCGAGCCGACAGCAATTGAGCGGCTCGCGCTAGAATCGATCCACGTAAATGGGTAGATAGGGCGTCACCATGGATGAAGATACAAAAGCGCGATTACAGTGGCTGGATGAGTCGGCCGATGATCACGCCTGGAACAACCGCGACGAGATTATTGCCAGCGACAGGTGCATCTGCACTGCCTGCGGGGAATGGTCTACGCCGAGTCAAATTACGAAGTGGTATCTGGAAAAGCATGCTTGTTGTCCTTTCTGCGGCCTTACCGGGGTCGTCATTGGCTCCAAATCTGGGTTGCCCCTTGAGGCTTATCAAGACTGCCGTATTCCTGAATAACGGAACCGCCAAATAATTCGCCCATTGGGCAATCCCGAGAACCCGCCATTGAGCGGGTTTTTTCATATCTGCAAAGAGGAAATACCCATGGGCTACAAGATCCCGAACGGCGGCACTTTCCAGCACGCTGCAACCTATGCTGCTGCACTGGCGTTCGCTTCCATCACCAACGCCGCTGAAGCTGTGGCCACCGTTGTGGGCGGCACGCTGAGCGCCGGCGATATCGTGTTGCTGGCTTCGGGCTGGAGCAAGCTGGACAGTAAGGTGGTTCGAGTGAAGGCGGCGACTGCCACGGCAATCACGCTGGAAGGCATCGATACCACTGATACCCAGATTTTCCCTGCTGCCGGTGGTGCCGGAACCATGCGCAAGGTACTGACCTGGGTGCAGATCCCGCAGATCTCTGATGTGGCGTTCTCCGGCGGTGAGCAAAATTACCTCGACGTGGTTTTCCTTGAGGATGACCAGGGCAAGCAAATTCCCACCGACAAGTCAGCCGCAAGCATGGTGCTAACCTTGGCCGACGACCCGACGCAGGACTTCAACAAAGTGCTGATGAAGGCTGATGCCGGTAAGCAGGTCGAGGCAGCACGCTTGAATTTGCCCGGTAATGACACCCTGTTGTACGGCGCTTACACATCGTTCTCCAAGCAGCCAGCGGTGTCCCGCAACAACCTGTTGACGCGCACTGTGAACTTGGCGCTTCAGGCCGAGCCGACCCGCTACCTGACTGCTTCGGTGTAACCATGGCAAAAATCCGAATCGCCCAGAACCCGTCGTTCAAGGCCACGGTGCTGATCCCGATCGTTGGCAGCGAGCCCGAAAAGATTGAGTTCACGTTCAAGTATCGGGATCGGCTGGAACTGGCCGCTCTGTTTGATGAGTGGAATCGAAATCGCAAGGATGCCTTGGCCGCGCTTGGTGATCAGCCGTCTCTTCAAAGATTCAAAAGCAGCTGGTTCACAGGTCGATTTGACCAGTTTCAACAACGCCAAGAACAACCTCGCAGCCATCAGCGAAGAGTATAAAAACGCCCAGAAGGAACTGGACGCCGCGCAGAAGGCTGGGCTCGTTTCCCAAGCCGACTACGCCTTGAAGCGGGAAGCGCTGATCGGCAACGAGCGCGACGAAGTAACTGCGGCTTACGAGGCGGAGATTGCCGCGCTGGAAGCCGCGAAGTCGAAGAAGACCACCTCTGCCGCGCAAAGCATTCAACTGGATCAGAAGATCGCCGACGCCCGCGCGGGGATGGTCAAGGCGCAGAAGGACGCGGACAGCCAACTCGATGTTCTGGCTACGAACGAGACTGGCCGCCTCGCTCGACAAGAGCGAGCGATTACGACCTACGTTCAGGCCTTGGCTCAGCAACAGCGAGCGCTGGAACTGGCAGGGCAGCGAGCCGTTCTCGGCGTCGGGCAGGGCGATCGCCAGAACGCGCTCAACAACGAGCTGAACAGCCAGCAGGATAGGTTTGCTCAGCAGTCGCTGGAACTGGCAAACCAGAAGTCAGATCCGTCGCGGAACATGTCGGAGGAGGAGTTCGCCCGGAAGTCGCAGGCTCTTGCCGATGCGAACAAAGCTGCCACCGACCAAATACGCCAGAACTACGCGGACGTGGAAGCGGCACAAGGTGATTGGACTAAAGGCGCGACCTCGGCTTGGGCCAACTACCTGGATTCAGCGAGCAACATAGCCGGACAAACGAAAACTCTGTTCGGCAATGCCTTCAGTTCGATGGAAGACGCCGTCGTCAACTTCGCTATGACCGGGAAGCTCTCGTTCGCTGACTTCACTAAGTCGATACTGGCGGACATGGCGCGGATCGCGACTCGGCAGGCCAGCTCGGCGTTGCTGAGCAGTTTGGTAGGCGCCGCGAGCAGTTATTTCACTGGCGGCAGTTCCGGCACTGGCAATGGTTTCGTCGCAGGATCGGCCGGTGCGACATCGTCAAATCTCGGCGCCTCACAGGCTGGTTATTCGTCGGCCTATCTACAGGCCGACGGTGGCGCTTGGGCAAACGGCGTGCAGATGTTTGCGAACGGCGGAGCCTTCACCAACTCGATCGTGAGCAAGCCGACAGCGTTCGGTATGGCTGGCGGCGGTCTCGGCGTAATGGGCGAGGCGGGGGAGGAGGCAATCATGCCGCTGACTCGCACTGCTGGTGGCCAACTGGGTGTTCGCGCCGTTAGCGGCGGCGGGAGCGGTGGCGGCAACGTCTACAACTTCCCGGTGGCTGTGTCCGTTCAGACCGCAGGCAGCGGGGGTGCAGCAAGCGTGGAAGACACAACGCAGTTGGGCAAGGGCATCCAGCAGGCAGCAAAAACTGAAGCTGAAACCGCAATTGCTCGAGCGCTGCAGCCTGGCGGTTCTATCTGGCGCCTTACAAACGGGAGGGGCTGATGGCCATCGAAACATTCATCTGGTCGACTCAGCACGGTGACTCACCCGAGATTACCTATCGGGTGCGCACCGCGCAGTTCGGCGACGGCTACAAGCAGGAAGTTGGCGACGGGCCAAACAACAAGGAAGACTCCTACCCGATCACCTTCAGCGGCCCACAGGCCAAGGTTTTGGAGATCATGGCATTCCTCGATCGGCACGCTGGCGCGAAAGCTTTCCTCTGGACAACGCCGCTGGGCCAGCTCGGCCTGTTCACATGCAAGAACCCGGTACCCACTCCGATGGGAGGTAGGGTCTTCAAAATAACCGCCACGTTTGAGCGGGCATTTCATCCATAAGGGGCAACCATGCCGCTGATCAGTGACATCCAGGTGATTGAGCCTGGCAGCGAAGTGCTGCTCTTTGAATTGGACGGCACGGACTATGGGGCAGATGTTTTACGCTTTCACGGTCACGCGATCCCGCACACACCGGGCGAGTTGATCGCCGCCGGCGCGGATGCCGATCAACTGCCGGCGAAAGCAATCTACTGGCAGGGCAACGAGTACAGCGCCTGGCCGATGCAGATCGATGGCATTGAGGCGAACGGCGACGGGACGGCAGTGCGGCCGACACTGTCGGTTGGCAACGTCAACGGCCGCATCACCGCGCTGTGCCTTGCGTTCGAGGATTTGCTCGAGTTCAAGCTCACGATGCGTCACACGCTCGGCAGCTATCTCGATGCCGCCAACTTTCCAGCTGGCAATCCGACGGCAGATCCGACCCAAGAGACGATCGAGGTCTGGTACATCGACCAGAAAACGAACGAGGACGGGGAGAATGTCAGTTGGGAGTTGGCCAGCCCGGGCGACGTCGGCGGCGAATCCATCGGCCGTCAGGCTACGACGCTGTGTCACTGGTGCCTCACCGGTGGCTACCGGGGGCCGAACTGCGGCTACACCGGGCCGTACGTTACGAAGGACGGTGTCGTCACCGACAACCCCGAACTGGATCAGTGTGACGCCACGCTCGGCAAGGGCTGCATCCCGCGCTTCGGCGAAGGCAACCCGCTGCCGTTTGGTGGATTCCCGGCTGTTTCCCTGATCGCACGGAGCTGACATGCGAAAGCACATCTTGAATGCGATCCAAGCGCACGCGGCGGCCGAGTACCCGAAAGAGTGCTGCGGGCTGCTGCTGGCGATCGGGCGCAAGCAGCGGTACTTCCCTTGCATCAACGTTTCGAACGAGCCGAACGAAGAGTTTCGAATCGATCCGGAGCAATACGCAGCCGCCGAAGACATCGGCGAAGTGATCGGGGTGGTTCATTCACATCCGGACGCAACCAGCAGGCCTTCACCGCGCGACCTCGCCATGTGCGAAGCGACGGCGATGCCCTGGCACATTCTGAGCTGGCCGGAAGGCGACCTGCGCACCATCGTTCCCACCGGTGAAGTTCCGCTTTTGAAACGGCCGTTCGTGCACGGTGCCTGGGACTGCTGGCAGGTCTGCGCCGATTGGTACAGGCACGAATGGGGGCTGGAGTTCGAGGCTTTCAAGCGCGCCGATGGCTGGTGGGAGAGCAAGGACAACACCAGCCTGTACGAGGCGAACTATGAAGCCGCCGGCTTCTGCCGGGTCGACCAGCCGCAGCGCGGTGACATGATCGTGATGGAAGTAGGGCGCACGGCACACCCGAATCATGCCGGGATCTTCCTCGGCGCTGATCCAGCGCTGCCAGGTGAAGACGCGGCGACGTTCGGCCCCGGCCCGTTCTTGTTACACCACCTGTACGGCAGGCCGTCAGAAGTTATCGTTTTCGGTGGGCCGTGGCTCGACCGAACACGCCTGATTCTCAGGCACAGGGGGGCAGAATTAAGCACATAATGTTGGAGAGTTTTCCGTGGTGGAGGCAAAGACCGTCGAATGATAATCTCATTTTTTTCAGACGATGGATCGCAATGATCGACAAGCTTCTAACTACCGCACTTGCATGCGCTGTTTTGCTCGGCTCCCCATCTGCAATGGCTTGGACTGATGACGGTGGGAAGATAGTTTTTAGTCGTGGCGAAATAGACCATTGTTCGCAACTAGCCCTCGACGCTGGCGCGATAATGCTCGGCAGGCAGGCAAATGAGCCGCCTTATTTTGATCAAGACCAATATGAAGTGCCATCAGCGGCGAGAAAAAGCATGCGGGAAAGTTTGTCACGAATGGTGCTTACCTACCCCGTACGAGACACTGCTGAAGAAAGGCAGAACGATCTTAAGGACTTTATGAAGTCGGCGAAGCTGATCTGCATAAAAGCCTATATGGAGTCGGTTCCTGCGAGCCCTCACGCACAGACAGCAGCACCCTGACCCTTGCGGTGCACAAATTTTTGCACGCTTCCAGCGGGTGTTACATTGCCAGCATTTCCACAGGAGTGACCTGCATGAAATTGATCGTAGGAGCGCTGGCATTTGCGCTATTGGCGGGTTGCTCTGACAATGGCCCGATCAAAGTTGGTCCCGACACGTACACGATTTCAACTCGCGTACCTTTCGGCGGCCCTGCCTCCGCTAAGGGGTAGGCCTTGAAAGAGGCGAACGTTTTTTGCGCCTCACAGGGGCGTGAAATACTCCTCGATCACATGCAGGCAAGTGAATGTGCGCTGCATGGAGGCTGCGGCGAAGCTGAGATCTTTTTTTTCTGTTTAGCAGTCGGTGATCCACAGTTGAAACGGCAGAAATACAATCCTGACCCAACTCAAAAAATCGAAATCGATCAGCGTTGAATTTTGGATTTATAAAAATGGGTAATCTGTCTCGCTTAAACGAGCTCTTGGTCGAGCACAATTGTGTTCACTCCATGAGCATCGCAATAAAGGATTTTAAGTACAATCTATCGTTGACGATGTCGTCTTCCGATGATCCTGAGACAGGTGCGGTAACTATTGGCTTCCAAGACGTCAGTGCGCTGAACCTGGACGGTTTCGGCGGCGGACTAACCCAATTTATGGATCTCGTCGTGAGTCGCATCGACGAAGGTCTGGACAGGATCCGGTACGAACTGAGGGACATTGAAAACGAGAAAATCTCGTTCTATTTTTTCACCTTCAGCGCCAATTGTAAGGAGTAAAAATGCGTATTTTGATAGGAGCGTTGGCGGTAGCGCTGTTGGCAGGGTGTGCGACCACGAACGACATTCGGAATAATCCGCCCATCGTGAAGGTGTCTTCAAATAAGTCCGCGAAACATGTTGCTGAGTGCATCCGTGATGGTTGGCAGGGCACTTCGTTGGTCGGCGGTAGCGTAGGAGGGGTTTTACAGACTTCCGGTGAAAAATATTCGGTGATCGCACCGAACCCAGAATCGCCTTGGCATGTCGCTGACATAACACCGACTCCGAGCGGCTCTGCAGTTGCTTACCACTTCTTTCGAACCTGGCAGGATCCATCCTCAAGCGTTACCGATGTAGTTAGAAATTGCTCTCGATAGTGACCATTTTTTTCAAGCCGCCCAAGGGCGGTTTTTTATTGCCCGGAGAACAGCATGGCGGCCACAGTTGCGCATTACACACCCAGAACTCGGGTTCTCCTAACGAGGCAGCTCGCGAGCAAATTTGGTGAAGTCCATCACTTGCTGCTGGATTCAGGCCAAGCGACAGAGGTCTTCAGAGCGCTCAGCGTCATCCTTGCGGGATTCCAAGAGGAAATCAAAAGGCTTGATCGACTTGGAATGCGCTTTGCGATTTATCGAAACGGCAAAAACGCGGGACTCAGCGAGCTCGGCTTATCCGGCACGAGGATTTTGAAGATTGTTCCGGTGATCTCGGGCAGCAAGAGAGCCGGAGTACTGCAAACAGTGGTTGGGGCCGTACTGATCGCTCTTGCTTACTTCAACCCGTTCGGTGCGTTTTCCGGGCCAGCGGTATCCGCGCTGTATGCCGCAGGTATTGCCTCGACCGCCGGCGGCGTTATCCAAATGCTCAGCCCCCAAGCAAAGGGCTTGTCGCAAAGCGCCTCCCCGGAAAACTCACCGTCCTACGCCTTCGGCAGCGCCAAGAACACCACGGCTAGTGGCAACCCGGTACCGATCTGCATCGGCGAGCGCCGGTGGGGTGGGATGATTATCTCGGCCTCGATCATGGCCGAAGACAAGGTGTAAGCAGACAGCAGCACGACGGCCGCCCGAGAGACGGTTTTTTTATGCCTGGAGGAAAGCATGGGCGCAGCAGAACAGATCGAGATCCACGGCGAGAAGGGCGGTAGCAGCAAGCCGAAATCTCCGGTCGAAGCCAGCGACAGCCTGCGCTCGACCAACTTGGCGAAGCTGCTGATCGCGGTGGGCGAGGGTGAGTTCGACGGGATCCCGACCGACTACGACATCTACTTGGACAACACTCCGATCCGCGATGCCAGCGGCAACTACAACTTCCCGAACGTGAAGTGGGATTGGCGCCCGGGCTCTGTGGATCAAACTTACATCCCAGGCATTCCGTCCGTAGAGAACGAGACATCGCTGAACATCGAACTGCGCAGCGATGCGGCGTGGGTGAGCTCGATCAGCAACACCCAGCTATCGGCGGTGCGCATGCGTTTGGCGTGGCCGGCGCTGCAACGGGCAGATGACGAAGGCAACGTTGGTGGATACCGCATCGAGTACGCAATCGACGTGGCCACCGATGGTGGCGCGTATCAGCAAGTGCTGGTGGACGCGGTCGACGGCAAGACCACCACGCGCTACGAGCGATCGCGCCGTATCGATCTGCCCGAAGCAACCACGGGCTGGCAGATCCGAGTGCGCCGCCTGACGCCGAACCAGAACAGCAATAAGATCGCCGACACCATGCTGGTGGCCGGTTATACCGAGGTGATCGACGCCAAGCTGCGCTACCCGAACACCGCGCTGCTCTATATCGAATTCGACGCCGAACAATTCACTAACATCCCGGCCGTAACTGTGAAGTGCAAGGCCCGCCGTTGGATGGTGCCGAGCAATTACGATCCTGTGCAGCGCACATACACCGGCACGTGGGACGGCTCAATGAAGTCGGCGTGGACGAACAATGCTGCGTGGATCACCTACGGCGTTTGCACTGAAGACCGTTTCGGTTTGGGCAAACGCATCAAGCCGTTCATGGTCGACAAATGGGAGCTGTACCGGATCGCGCAGTACTGCGACCAGTTGGTGCCGAACGGCCTTGGCGGTACCGAGCCCCGTTTCCTTTGCGACATGAACCTGCAAGGCAAGGCCGATGCCTGGTCGCTGCTGCGCGATATCTCGGCGATCTACCGAGGCATGACGTATTGGGCGCAAGGCCAGTTGGTGATGCAGGCCGACATGCCACGCGCGCAGGACATCGATTACGTCTTCACCCGCTCGAACGTCATCGACGGTAAGTTCTCATACGGCAGCGCCTCGGCGAAAACACGTTACACCCGAGCACTGGTCAGCTACGACAACCCGGCGAACAACTACGACACCGACGTCATTCCTTTTGCCGACTTGGATCTGCAACGCCGCTATGGCGACCGACCTACCGAGCTGAGCGCCATTGGCTGCACGCGCGCGTCCGAGGCGCAGCGGCGCGGAAAGTGGGCAATCCTCAGCAACAACCAAGACCGCACCGTGTCGTTCAAAACCGGTATGGAAGGCGTCATCCCGTTGCCTGGGCATATCATCCCAGTGGCCGATTCTCTGCTCGCTGGGCGAGAAGTCGGCGGCCGAATCTCCAAGGCGGCAGGCCGAGTGATCACGCTCGATCGAGATACCCAGGCAAAGGCCGGTGATCGACTGATCATCAACCTGCCCGGCGGGCGCGCCGAAGGTCGCACCGTGCAGAGCGTCAACGGCCGCGCGGTGACAGTGACTGTCGCCTATAGCGAACCTCCGATCGCGCAACTGCAATGGGCATTGGACGCTGACGATCTTGCGATCCCGCTGTACCGAGTGCTGCGCACCAAGCGCACAACCGAAGGCGATTTCGAGATCAGCGCGTTGCAGTTCGAGCCGAGCAAATTCGCTTACATCGACACGGGCGCGCGGCTGGAAGAGCGTCCGATCAGCGTCATTCCGATCACCGTCGTACCGGCGCCGGCCAGCGTTGCCCTCGCGTCGACGTCGTCTGTGGTTCAAGGGCTGGCCGTGGCCACCATGACGATCAGTTGGCCCGCCGTGGATGGCGCTGTCGGCTATGACGTGGAATGGCGCAAGGACAGCGGCAACTGGATCAAGGTGCAACGCACCGGCATGACCAACGTCGACGTCGTCGGGATATACGCAGGCGCCTACGTTGCTCGCGTGCGCGCGGTCAGCGCTTACGATATCTCGTCGCAGTGGCGCAACTCGATCCTGACCAACCTGAAAGGGAAGAACGGACTCCCGCCCGCGCTCAGCTACCTGACTGCCACGCCACTGTTGTTCGGCATCTATCTGAAGTGGGGCTTCCCGGCTGGCGCTGAAGACAGCCAGCGGACGGAAATCTGGTACGGGCCGACAACCAGCCTGGATGCAGCGACCAAGCTGACGGACTTGTCCTATCCGCAAAGCGATTTCTCGATGCTCGGCCTGGCCGCCGGTGTGACCTTGTACTTCTGGGGCCGCATCGTCGACAAGATCGGAAACATCGGGCCTTGGTATCCGATTGGCTTGGGGGTGCAGGGCCAGTCCAGCTCGAACCCCAGTGAAATTCTGGAAATGATCAAGGGCCAGATTACCGAGACGGAGCTCGGTGAGGACTTGCTGGCCGAGATCGAAAAAATCCCGGGGTTGCAGGCGCAGATCGATGCATTCGACGGGCTGAAGGGTTACGACCCGGATGCGACTTACGTTGAGTACGACCTGGTCGTTCAAGGTAAGCGAATCTATCAGGCGACCGGCGCGGTGCCAGCCAACACGCCACCGCCGAACGCGCTCTGTTGGCTGGACGTTGGCCAGACCGTTGAGACGGCAAACGGACTTGCCCAGCAGGTCGCTACCAATATCGCCGAAATTACGGAGCTGGATGGTGTTGTGTCCGCGCAGGCAACCGCGTTTGAGGCGCTTCGAGCATCGTCGCGAGACGACGATGTCGAGGGTGGAATGGCCGATGCATTGAGGGGATGGACGAGTACCGCGAGCATCGCTCAGGAAGCGAAGGTTCGGGCATCTGCAGACGAGGCATCAGCGCAACGTTTGATAACTCTGGACGCCAATCTGGGGGTTAATGCGGCGAATATTACGGAGTTGGAGCGGGTGGTAGTTACCGCGAACTCAGCGACCGCTACTCAAATCAGCCAACTGAGCGTTACGGTTGGGCAAAACGGAACGGAAATCAAACAGAACGGGGATGCGATTCAGCAGCAAGGAAGCGCCATTCAGCAGAACAGCGCCGCCATTCAGCAGACTGCTACGGCCTACGCGGACACCGCAGGCAAGCTCAGCACCATGTGGTCGGTGAAGATGCAGGTCACTGCGAATGGTCAGTACGTCGCGGCGGGAATCGGGCTTGGTATCGAAAACACGGGAGCAGGTCTGCAAAGCCAGTTCTTGGTGAGCGCGGATCGATTTGCGATCGTCAACACCATCGCCGGCGGCGCTATTGCGGTTCCATTTGCGGTGCAAGGGGGGCAAGTGTTCATGAACTCGGCGTTCATCATGGATGGAGCCATCACAAACGCCAAGATCGGTAATTACATCAGCTCAACTAACTACATCGCCGGGCAGCAAGGCTGGATCCTGAACAAGGACGGAACGCTTGAGATAAACGGCGTCGTTCCTGGCCAAGGTCGACTGGTGATCAACTCTCTCAACGTTTCGGTCTACGACGCAAACAATGTGCTGCGCGTTCGACTCGGCTATTTGGGGTGATAAATGGCTTACGGCATGCGGATCTGGGGCGGCGACGGCGCGCTCCAGGTCGACGAAAACTCTTTCACAATCCGCGCCGCACTTTCGACATTGGTGACATTTGCAGTAGGTGCGCCGAAGGGGAGTCAGGATTTTGCAGTACCTGGCGTCGGCCCCGGCAATGGAACGGCCTTTGTAATACCCAACGGCGCTTATGGCAGCGACCAGATGCAGTTCGAGACCGAAATGCTCAATGGTGTGGTGCGCGTTTATAACCACACTCGAACGTTTGCTGCTAGCAACACCTCATGGGGAACGATGAGGCTGATTGTGATGAGGTGGAGCTGATGACGTATGGAGTTCAGTTCAGCAACAACAGCAATGTCGTCATCCTCGACTCTGAATTTTCCCGGCTAATGGTTATCTCGTCTGGCCGCTTTGCCCCAACGCAGGAGGGTGGTCTGGGGTCGACGACATATTTCGACCGCCCCGTCACGTCTCAGGAACCTCCGCTGGTCTTTGTGCGGCCTGACACAGTCAATGCGGTTGCGGGCCTGTGTCAAATGCGCCTTATCGGATCGGCAGGCAACTGGACGGGTTTTTATGTCCGGGGATACAACGTAAAAACAGCGCAACCCAATGGTAGGTATTTTGTGGCCGCGTTCGCGGCGCAAGCGGTTGCGCAGTATGGGATGCGTCTATGGGACGGTGCTGGGAAGTTGCTTTTCGATTCGGGTACTCCAAACGCAAGCTTCACCAGATCTTTTCAGAACTGGACGTACGTCACCTATGACACCGACGATCAGGGCCTAACCCGGATCTTCTACTCGGTTCCTTTCGATTTTCCACAAAACGAATTCATGCTGCTGAACAGCTTTGGCATGCCGATGACTTCGGGCAGCGGGATTCCGAGAAGCCTGGCCTGTTGGTGGGACTTCCCCAACGCCAAGCTCTACGCCATTACTGTCGCAGCTTCCAATCCAACCGCTTTTTTCCTGCCGGCAATGTTTGCCAAACAAGCCGCTTAGCCTCTTTTAAAGGATGTCGCCATGCCCTGGTACAAAACGGGAACGGTCGCTGTCACCCTAAATTCCAATGCCGTGATCGGTACGGGTACCGCTTTCATCGCAAACAGTCGGGTCGGTGATGCCTTTCGCGGCCCGGACGGTGGATGGTACGAAGTCACCAACATCGCCAGCGACACTGCCATGTCGATATCGCCGCCCTATCGCGGCGCTACTACGACTGGAAGCTACGCGATCACGCCTGTGCAGGGTTATCCGAAAACTCTGACAGACGCGTTCAACAACCTATACAACCAATTTGGAACAAAGCTCGCCGCAATGGGGACGGCGTCCGCCGTCGATATTCAAACCAGCGTCACCGATCCTACCGCAGGTAGGGCGATGCTCAACGGCGCCTGGGGCTGGGGTTCAGTATCAGCCGACAACCCTACTGATTTAAACGCGATCGCGGTAAGCCAGAAATTCGGCATCAACACCGGCGCGTCGAACATTCCTTGGGCTCTCGGAAGCACCACGGTGCCTTTCGCTGCAGGCTCGAGTGGCATTGCGATGACTTGGACGGCCAATCACCAAAGCCAGATCATCGTTAACCGCACATCGTCGATGGTCGCACTGCGCCGCAAAAACGCAGGCGTCTGGGCACCTGACGACTACTTCTGCCTGTATCCGACCGGGACAACCTGCTTGAGCGTGGAGCAGGGTGGCACAGGCGGCAAGACGCCCGCCGATGCTCGTGCGGGTATTGGACTGGGCCCTACTGCATCACTCGCGATTGGCGCCATTGAGATAACGGCAGCCACTCCTTTCATCGACTTCCATTTCAATAATACCGTCACCGACTACGATGTTCGTCTTATTAACTCAGCGTCCGGCACACTTTCCGCATTAGTGGGAAACGCTAACGAGTTTCGGGTAAACGGTAATAGTGTATGGAATGATGGGAACGCCACAACCAAGATTATTGCCATAGGCGTCGGCGGTATAGGTTCGTATGGATTCTTCTTCACAAGTATAGCGGCGCCACCGGGTACTTCTGTTGCTGGGTGGCAGCTAATATGGGGTCATGCCTCCGGTCAAGGCGCACTCAATCCTGCGGGAACATGGCGCTCTATGGGTGATTGTATAGCGAGCGGCCGGACATTATTTCAGAGGATTTCCTGATGACTTATCTCAATGCTCATTCACCGGTATGGGGGAATGCCGAGCGCACCATCGTCAACCTTATGGTCACTTTCGACTGGCTGGATGAAGAGGTCGAATTTACGGCCGCACCTTATGACGTGGAGGAGTACGGCAGGGAGCTATTTCAGCGATCCTTTGACGGTGATTTTGGCGAGATCGCCGAATATGTGGCGCCTCCCCAATCTATTGGCCAGTTGGTCTCTGCCGAAGATGCATGGAAAGCCAGCGAGATGGACTTCATCGCTGACCAGTTGATCGCCATCGAGGACAGTGATCCTAGTGCACTGCCAGGTACCGAACGGCATTGGCGCGACTACAGAACAATGGTCAGGGCATGGAAAGAGGGGGCTGAGCATTATCCGGACCAGGCCTTCCGACCAGTCCGCCCCGCATAAACGCAGTGCGCATCAAGAGCTGCTAGGGGCAGGCAGATATTCAATGGTCAGTCCCGCCAGATTGAGAAATTCAGCTTTGTATAGGCAGACGGCAGTGATTAAATGCCCGCTTCATCAGAGGGGGCGGCATGGAAAAAAACACCAGGTATTCAGGGGCGGACGGAATCAGGGGCTTTGCGTGCCTGATCGTGGTGTTTGTCCACGCATCTGCAATTTTTTTTAGTGAAACGTATATGCCGCTCGCGGGGACTGGAAAAATTGGCGTTTGGCTGTTCTTTGTCCTGAGTGCATTTCTGCTTACAAGCAAGTTTGAATCTTCTGGGTTTTCTCCATATCAATTGTTCTCTTACGCGCTTGGCAGGTTCTTACGAATTATTCCGCTTTTCTCGATAGTTGCTATCCTGTATTACATTTTCGGAACAGCAAAGATCGATACTGTTCAAGACTTGAAGGGGGCGTTGCTTTTGACGCAAGGCTACGCCCACCTATGGACGATACCCGTTGAGTTTAAGTTTTACTTGGCTCTCCCCGTATTTGCCTTTCTTCTCGTCGCTGCGAAGCGTGGCGGCGGGCAGGCAGGTGCTGCACTAGCCACAGCGGCTCTGATCGGCATCCAGCAATGGGCATGGCCTTACTGGGAAACACCTGAAAGCAGCATATCAACGCATTTCTACTTGTCATGTTTCACAATAGGTTGCTACTGCGCGGTGTCGATGGATTTCTACCGGAAGTACATATCTGGACGAATTGCAACGGCATTGGCGGTATTTGTTATTGGATGCATGGTTCTCTCTAGTCCGATCATGCGATATCTGTTGCTTGATATGCCAATGGATAAATGGCTGCAAAACAAGTTCGTGTACTTGAGCGTGTTGTGGGGTGTGTTTATTCTGGCGCTTGCCGATGGCAAAGGAGTGATCGGATCCCTCATGCAATCATCAATGATGAAGAAGATTGGTGCTTGGAGTTTTTCGATTTACCTCATTCATTGGTACTTCTACATAACGTTCGGCACTGCCCACCCCAATAGCTTGCTTTGGATGGCAATCGGTATTGCCTGCGCGATTGTCGGTGGAGCAATCTTGCACTACGCAATTGAAGCTCCTATTGAAAAGTTTCGTCATTCGATACAGAAGCGCATTCGACCGCCGGTTACAGTTCCTGCCTAACCAATTAGAAAAATTCTAAACCCGCTCCGGCGGGTTTTTTTTCGCCTGGAGAAAAGTGATGAGTGCTACCGAGAAAGATCGTGACGTCCTTGCCCGCACGCTGTGGGGTGAGGCGCGTGGTGAAAGTCTGGCTGGCCAGATCGCCGTGGCGTGGACAGTTCGAAACCGTGTGTTCGATGGAAAGGAGAACTCGTGGTGGGGGGAAGGGTATGCCGGCGTGTGCCAGAAACCGTACCAGTTCAGTTGCTGGAACAAGACCGACCCGAACTATCAGTTCCTGATCGGCGTAAAGCAGATCCCATTCCGTGAGCTGGCGCAGGCGCGGATAGCCGCTGATCAGGTGATCGACGGCAAGGTGGCGGATCCCACCGGCGGCGCCACGCACTATTACGCCTCCAGCATCAAGGCGCCGGCGTGGTCGCTGAAGGCAAAGCAGACCCTGAAATTGGGCGGACACGTCTTTTTCAGGGATGTGCCGTGATTGCCGTGCCCTGCGCTATCGGCTTTCCCGGTCTCGCTTCTCCATAAGCAGTCGCTGATTTTCTCGATGAAGGTGATCACGCTGATCCGATACCAGCAGCATGCTGTTCACCTTGCGGAGCAGTTCCGATCGTTCGTCTTGCAAGCGGGCGACGTTGTCGGCGGCTTTTTGCAGATCGGCTGCGGCCTTGGTTTTTTCAGCGGCCAGTTGGTCGTTCATTTCGACCAACGTAAAAATCCGCTCTCGCATCTGGCGCAGCTGTAGCGTCAGTTCCTCGAACTCGTTTTCGTACATCCTGAGTTGATGCTGGCAGGTTTCGAGCGGAGTCGGGCAGCCGAGCCAATTGTCGGTGTCTTCTATATAGAGCGGATCCACGGGTACGCCTTGCTTGTACTGTTTGGATATACAGTAATCGAGGCGCGGCCGGTGAGCGAGGGTGAAGCGACGAGCTGTAGTGATAGGCAGCTATCGGCCAGCAGCGGACAGTCGATAGCGACTGAAAAAACCATTAGTTTGGTATCTTCCAGCTATGCAAAACCGCTCTACAATTGGAAACGAGCTTTGTAGTCAGATGCTTTATAGTAGGTAAAAATTGGGTATTATGGTGTGCGCCTCGGGTAATACGATTAGCAATTCAAATGTGATCAATACGATTCTCAACGAGTTCCTTATGACACATGCAGTAGAAACCTATAAGATCCAAGATGAAGTTGAATATCGAGTACTAGTAGTCCGCATAACTAGCCCTTTACAAGTGCTTGGCTGTGGCCCAGGGTCAATTCATGAAGCGCTTAGAACTGAAGGGCTGGATACCTCAGTCGGGCTCTATTTTTACCGTTTTCAAAATCTTCCAACCCCTCAAGCTTTCAGTAAGATCGGCGAAGTTTCGAGGGAAGAAGGAGTAATTGTCCGAAAACAGAGAGGTTGGCTCGCACCTAGTACTTATGGCGACTCTTACCTCAAGTCTTCTAGAAGCGGAATTAGAAAAGTAATTCACAGCGATGTGCTTAACGTAACTGAAAAAAACCCCATGTACTTCACGTTCTATGAGTTCGACGTTGAAGCTTCATTTCCAAAAATTGATGAAATTTTGGCGTTCAAAAAGCACCTTGATTATTTTGGGCGCTCAACGAGGAATAAAGAGTCCGTTAACACTTTCTCACGACTCGGAAGGAAGCTTGTATGGTACGAAAAATCGTTCAGCGAAGTGTTGAATATGAGCCTCCCTTCAGGTCTGACCTATAGCAGCACGACTATGTTGTCAGTAGTGACGTCTCCCTGTTAATCACCATGAATAGCCGATCAACTGATACCTACTATATTTTTTAAGTTATCATAAAATGAAAACATACGAACCGGCAAACTTCAGATATCTCCCGACTATGTTAAGCTTCATTTTTGGGGTTTTAACTTTAGCAATCGCCTTTGGTATAAATTCTGCGCTGAAATTCTCACCCGTAGATCCATTTGGATCAGGTGCTGCATGGCAGTTTGGCCCCAGAGAACTTGCTCACTTCAGCGGCTCACTCGGTGCGGTTCTTATCTCGTGGCCGATTCTGCAAGTGATGTTTAATTACAAAATCGGAAAAATTGCTTACTTTTATGTATTCTTATGTTTTTTATTAATCATGTTTGTGCATCGGTTTTTGATGAATGGAGAGCCGGAGTTCAAGTATTTACTTTGGGGTGGGGCGTATATTGCTACTTCATGCATCTTTCTAACTTCGACCTTATTGAGAAATAAAGGCTTTAATGCTTTATGGATTCTAATTTCTTCAGCGTGTTTTATTGAGCTTTTTAATCTTTTCTGGGAGGTTATCCAACAGCCATTGATCGGATATCGAGGCGAAGCACCGAAGAACTCAATTCAACCGGCGCAGATGTTGTGTGACTTTATAGGGGTTCTTGCCGGATTTTATGTTTCGCTCCTAGTCTTAAATATCGCTGATAAACTGAAATGCAATGAAGCTGCCACGTGATTAAGGTTTTTTTAACCGGGTTATTCAGCAAGCAATTATCAAAGACGGTGAGTCAGTGAACTCTGATCGGATTGAGAATGTCTACTACGAAAATAGCGATCAGTAGTCATCGCCTACGATCAACTCCAACCAAATACTTTGGGGGAGGCTCTGTAAGTTAAGAAAGAATCAACCACCAAAAATAAAATACTCACAATAGGCCGTTTTTTTACACCAAGGTGCTCTGTTGAAGTCAGCAGAGACCACCTGATATTGGAAAGACTGTATGGGTCGTCCACTGTCCCTCGTGACAGGCAGAAATCGGCCAGAAGCGGCCACTCGCGAGCGGCATTTATCGACCGATTGTGTTGAAAAAATCGCCCCGGCCTGGCTAGCCATTTATCGAGCGGTGAGAACACATCTTTTGCACATACCACGTTAGATCTGAGCCCTGAACCTTGTGCGCAAAGCACGGATTTCAATCTTAGACGCGCACTTTTCTGCCATGGAAACCAAGCTCTACGACGTTCCGACCTACAACCCGCGCAGTAGCATTCAAGCGTCGAAATACCGCATGCCAATCATATATTGCGACCATCACCGTCCGCAATCCAGAACGCCGCTTCGGCCAAAATGAAAAGCCCCGCTATAAAAAGCGCGCTGTAGGGTTTGGATGTCTGGACTAGATTGTCGTTTTATACACGCTAGTGTCGCTTATATGGGGGAAGTGTCTGGTGCTATCCTGAATATTATTTTTGAGAGCGTAAGCTGCTGGTTAATAGTTGCTTTTTATAACTTGCAGTTTCTTATAGTGGTATGTAGTGGGGTTCGGCGTATAGCTGGTCGTTCATGGATTGAGCTCGGCGCCGGTTAAAAGGTCGGAACCAATCGAAAATAAGTTCGGGATTCAGTCGTTGGCTAGTGGTTCTGGAGCAAACTCCAAGCCTAGCTCTTTAATTCTATTGAGTATTTCCGTTGGTATCTCCTCGAGAGGAGGGGATGTCCATTTTTGCGTCGTTTGCATATAGGCTTTATCTACGATCCTTGTTGTTGCTTTTCTAGTTAGATCAAGATTCTCTGTTTGAGCTTTAGCTGCTTGTCTTGGTAGCATTCCTTCAATAAAAGGGAATGTCAGTAATTTTGAGTTTTTCCAGTCGACAATTTTGTCTTTTGATCCGAAAGGTATTATGAAATTAAATATTAAATTATAGAATGCGATGTTGCAAATCATGTGGGGGAATCGCTTTTTGTCACCTGTTCTTTTGAATAACTGGATCCATATTGCTGGGAATGGCTTGTGCCCGGGTACAAAAGTTCTGCTTATTTTTAAAGCATTTGAATCAAATTTGGCTGGCTTCTTGTTGAGTCGTACCCACTCGATACATTGCTTGTATCCCTTTAGTTCTGCTTCGGGCATTATAGAAAGGGCCATTTTCACAAAGCACTTATATACCTGCTCGGGTATATATGGTTTGGTTTCTGTTTTTATAGTGAGTAACCCTGAGCTCTCGTCAAGTACGGTCAAGTCAGAGTCCTGAGTCTCTAGAATGACCAGGCTGTTTCCGATCATTTCCACGCGCTCGCCGGACTTGGATTTGAATTTTGGCGTACCCTTCTTACTCTCGAATCTAGTAGTAGTTCTTGAAATCCCTAAAAAATTAGCGAGGTGGTTTTCCAGGTGCTTGTCAAAGTATTCGTTGCATGTGTTGCATTCATCTCTAGAGAAAAGTAGTTTGTTTCCTATAAGTTCAGGTAAAGAATGCGCCTCTTTGCTGAATTTTACTTCCGGCTCCCGCTTTCCGCAGTATCGGCAATGTCCGTTTTCCCCAACAAAGTGCCTTTTGTTTAATATGATCATCTTGGCCGGCTTGTAGTTGTTCGCGAATTCAATCAACTTAAAATTCCTCTGTATTTTCAAGTGCGTTGCAATTAAATGTCATAAATTTCGGCTGCCGAAAGCAGCATCTGGTAAATTAAACATGCCGAGCATATAGCTTCAGTAAATAAGAGGTGCTGCTTGGTATCGCTACGTTTAGAGATGGCTGATGGCTGTTCCACGCAGCGGTCTGTTTGCAGTCCATGGCAGTAAATAAAGTTTTTCTCCAATGCTTTGGTTCAATTTCAACATCATCCGGACACAACATCAGAGCGCCTCAGGCCCTAGTTGATTCTACTTATTGATGGTCGGACGCGGTTGGCGCTGCGCATTCTTTTTAGGTTGAAGTGTTATTGGGTCACATCTCTCAAATAACTCATTGTGCCATTCAATACCTGCAGGATATTTTCCAGCTTGGATTGGGGAACCGGAAATGTATTTTTCGCCCTTCAAGACGACCCCGATCATTCTTGGAGGGCCGACTCGGTACAAGCCGATTAGCTGCGGAGATCCGCCACTAAGTGGATCCTCACCGCTGGAAAGAGAATCGCAGAATGCGCCAAAAACACTTCTGCTGGTGTCTGTGATATCTGATTTTTTCCACCGATAGTACCAATTTGAGAGTGGTTTTTTTCCGGATCCAGAGCTTCGAATTAGACCTGATATAGCGGGTATATTAAGTGCTTCTTCATCAATATCTCCCTGTCCTGACCAAGAAATAATGCCTATATGAAACTGAGACTTCATTCCGCTTCCTGATCTAGAGATGTATTGAATCTCAAAACTCTCTCTGGCATTTCGAGGGTAAGACGAGAAACTCTCTGAAATAAACTCCCTAACGATTTCGAGCTTTTCCTCAAAAACCATTTCGCTTGATAGCACATGCTCGAAATCTATTTTGTTGCATAGTTTGTCTAGCATCTGGGCTGGAAACAGGACGTCACCACAAAAGCCAAAAACCTCGGGGTATTTGGTTGAGGCGTAAAGTTTTTTTCCGACGTCCCAATTTTTTTTATCGAACCAAGTGAATCTGCTGTCGCTGGCCAGATAAATTGCGGACGGTTGTCGTTGATCGACAGCAACCCAAGAAATCAGCGTTGTCATGGCTTCCACTGCTTGTTTTTTGTGTATCATACGTCCTAATGGCAATTTGCCTCAACAAGCAACTCCCAGGCCCTCCACCAATAAATTTCGACGGGGGGTGAGGTCGGAGGACCTATCCCCCGGGAAACCGGGGGATGGCTGGGTCCGTTTAAAGATCGAAATCTGTTCCCCTTCTACTTTGTGAATCGCTCCTGGTTTAGTAGCTACTTCTCATTGAGTGCTTCTGGCCGATGCTGTTGAAAAAGTCGGGCTTAGTTCCCATGGCAGAAAGTACACGTCTGAGATTGAAATCCTTGCTTTCAGCGGAGGCCTCCCGGAGTCACTGTTGAAGCCGTTTGCGAAGGACTGCTTCTGGCCGATAGCTGCCGCTCACGACCGGTGGCTTTCGGCTCAGTGGCTCAGTCGATCTCAGGTGAGGCTTAAGGCCATTTACGAAGCAGATCGTTAGTCCATGCTTCCGTTAACGGCAGCAGTGCTTGTACTTCTTCTTCGAGCCGCAGGGGCATCGCTCGTTACGGCCTACCGGCGACCCAACGTAGGCGCGCTGGGGCGGTTTGGTTACGATGGGGGTGGGAGGAACCACTTTTTGAAACGCGAGGTGGGGGTATGTTTTAGCTAGGGCTACGTCCATCTTCTCCCAGATATACGTAGCAAGCCTTCTACATGCTGAAAGCAGATTCTTATGTTGTGACGTATTGGTAATTTCATCCTGGCAATTAGTAATGTGCGTCAATGCCGAGTGAAGTGCGTCTAGATTGTCTGCCTGCTTCACTAGGCTATGAGCAAGCGCGTACCGGGCTTTTATACGAGTGTTCTCGCTTCGTATGCATTCTTCATAAAGAGCCTGAGCATCAATGTCGGTTCGGCCCGGAATGAGCTTTTGACTGATTAGTCCGGCGAACTCAAGCATGGCTTCTGGATATTTTTGCTCCGCCGCTTCGATTAGCCAGGCGACAGCTCTCGGGCGCTCATTGGCAAAAGCGTGACCTTGATGATGCAGCATGTACAAATGAAACTGCGCCTGCGGAAATCCTGCCTCTGCAGACTGTAGAGAGCATTCGAATGCAGCAATGAAGTCTATCGCGCCGCCGAGACCCTGCTCATGCATTTTCGCCAACTGCGCAAGTGCTCCGGGGTGAGACTGAGAGGCAGCCTGTTGATACAGGTATCGTGCGTATTCTAGATCTTGCTCGTATCGAGCCGACCCCCAAAAATGGCAGTCGCCAATGAAAGCCAAAGCATCAGCAAGGTCTCTACCGCTTGCCCGCCAAACCCAATATTCACCCTCTTGGCGTTTACCTTGAAATTCCTCGCCTTGGAGACGCGCGAGGTAAACTCCGTACTCATACATTGCCTCGACATGCGAACTGTCGGCGGCAAATTTGAACCAGATATTGGCCTGATCAATGAATTTACGGGAGTCGAAACCGTAACTGTCATCAGCTCTGAAAATAACTTCCGAGGTTTTCATGGCATTAGCTTTTTCTTTGAAATAAATTCCTAGTGTGTAGCGTGCATCAGCATCTTCCTCGAAAACCGCGCGGTAGCTAAGTTCGCGAAGGTTGTGTTGTGTAAGTGGTGCGATGGTGTATTTAGGAGCCTCACCGAACTTAGGATTCAAGGAATGAAGATACTCAAGCAAGTCGAGGGCAGAGGACAGCGCCTGCCCCAGCATTTCTGAGTATTCATGGGACTTAAAGCTAAATGCCTTAGGGTGAGCTGCAATATTCCCATTTTTCTGTAGGACGCGGAGCCAGTTCAGCACGTTGTGGTCTACCAGCCGCCTATCTCGCAAGTACGCAATCTTGCGGTCCAGATTCAGATCTCTGTACATATTCGGGACTAGCGTTTCGCAGAACTCGTTGGCAAAGCTTCGCAGTAAGGTAACAGCATAACCCGGCGTTGAAGCACCTTGATTCTTTGCGTGCTCGTACAGGTCGCCCAGTTGAGGAGAGACGCTGTGCGCAAACTCAATGTCGTTCATCATATGGCCGTAATTACGTAGGGATTTCCAGAAAATGTCACCTATCCGGATCGGGGCATGAGAAAGCGACTTGGAAAAAACACCTTGACGCATCGTTGGTCACTGAGTCGCACCGAGATATGGAGAAGCGTTCAAGCCTTGATTGAGGCTGTCTAAACCAACGAGGATAGTCTGCTTTTGACTGAGAGCGGTCATTCAGGCGCCATCAGAACTGCCAGCGTCATCTTGATAAATTCCTCATTTTTGTCGATAGCCCAAAGTGCGCCGCACACGTTCTCCGCGATATCGGCGGAACCACGCTGCTCCACCCAGAGGGTGAGCTCCATGATCGCCGCTTCAAGTGCGAGTTGGTTTTCGTTGATTTTGAAAAGCAGGGATGGGAGCAAATCAGAATTAGGCATTGGGTATCCTCCTTGGAAGAACCCAGCGTAGCAGGAGAATAATGATTTGGCAGAAAGCCATGAGCACGCCAAAAAGGCGTGGGGACTTTTTCGGGGATTCGCTATCTCCAGTTGATCTTGGTTAGGCACCGTTTGCAGCGAGCGCCAGTGGAAGACTCAACAAATGGTGGGGTTAAAGCCCATTTTCAAGCATGGGGTGCTAGGGGTCGAGTGTTCGAATCACTCCGTCCCGACCAAATAATTCAATGACTTAGGCCAATGTTTACAGCATTGGCCTTTTTCATGCGCGTGACATTTGCGTGACTTCTCCATTTCTCACGCCTGCTTCCTCTTCAATATTGTCAGCA